CTAAGTCCAACATTGTGTCTGGTAAAGCATATCGCAGTCAAGCTGGTTCTAACTTCTTAACAGGTTACACTGTTGAGTTGACTCACACATTCTAAACCAAAGTGTGTAACTAATGAAAATAAGGAACTTTCGTGGTTCCTTATTTTCTGAATCAAAATGAAATTACTGTTTAAATGTCTTGCTTGCAACAAATATTTCACAGAATCCGTCAAGCCGCCACGGCGAATGACCAATTGTCCAACTTGTCAAACTGACTGTGTCGCGCAGCCACCACGTAACCATGAAGCAAACCAAACTGCAATCCCTGCAAGAAGCAATCACTAACGTTGCCATCGGATTCGCGGTGAGTATCCTATCGCAGCTCATCCTCTACCCCCTATATAACATTCATATCTCCCTGTTTGTCAATGTTCAGCTTACGCTCTGGTTCACTGTTATTTCCATTGCCAGAACCTACTTTATCCGTAGGTATCACGACTACAAGTTGCATAAAAACAACACTATTAACAGCTTGACTTAACCTCTTGATCGTGTTATAATCCACGTAACAAATAGAGGTACTAGCATGGAAATATCAGTTATTGCAGCCAGCCACTTGCGCCGCAAGTTTATTCAAGCTCTGCTGCCGTCCATGCTCAAGCAACTCAAAATCGAGAGCAATAAGAAAGCGTTGGTCATTATTGTTGACGAGCAAGAGCACAGTGGTTCGACCCGTTATATTCCTGAAGTAGACAGCTTGATGGTTGTTCTCAAGCCGCAAAAGTTGATGGAGCTTGGGGTATCACTTGCTCACGAGCTCGTACACTGTGCTCAGATTATCCGCGGCACTATGAAGATAGGCAAGCGCGGTAGCGTTATTTGGGCTGGCAAAAAATACTCAGCTAAGACTCCATATTATGATCAGCCGTGGGAACAAAAAGCATTTGCCAAGCAGGAAATTATTTTCCGTCGTGCTATTGAAGGAGTTTGATATATGGCATTCACTATTTGCTACGTTTGGGAAGACACCGACACAAAACAATCTGAGCCAAAATTTGGTGATCACTTCTCGGAAGCGTCTACTATCGAAGCTGCATTTGCAGAAACGGTAAAATACGTGCGTGGATCTCTAGCTAGGCAAAAATACAAAGTTGACGCCGGGCGTGTGATTATTCGCAAAATGTGGGACGTCACTGAATATGCAAAATACAAAGGCCGTTTTGGCAAACACCAAAAAATCGACGACGTTATCCGTCCAGCGATTGGCCACCATTTGGCTGGTGACGTCCACACGATTGATTGCAATGAGTTAATTATTCGAGTCAATAAAGAACTCATCAAGCATAATCAACCGTTGCCAGTTGTGGGGCTATCGCAATGGCAGGTTGATTCTGCAGAAAACGTCATAGCTGCTATTGCTGCTGGTGTGCGTATTTGCTTGGCAGAGCTTTGCGCTCGCTTTGGAAAAACAATTTGGGCTGGAGCACTTGCGATTGAGACTGGTGCGAAAATAACTGTCATTGCGAGCTATGTTTTGACGAGCTTTTCAAGTTTCGCAAAAGACTTGACCTCATTTGAGCAGTTCCGCAACTTGGCCGTTATTGATAGCAGCTCTGACACCTACCAGCAAGAGGTAACTGATGCACTTGCTGCTGGTAGTCAAGTGGTAGTTTTCCTTAGTATGTGTGGCAGCACAAAACGGCAAGACCGTATTGACTTCTTGTTTGAGCTGCCTGAAAATCGGCTAGTATTTATTGACGAAGCTGACTACGGTGCCCACACTGCAAACCAAGCTGACCCATTTATTGATGCAAAAAAACAGCAAGACGTTGTAATTTTAATGACTGGCACTAACGGAGAGCGTGCAGTTGGAAACTGGAAAATTGACCATTATCTGGGGACAACTTACGCAGAGTTGCTAATGGCGCGGGCTGGTGTTGTTTGACAATTGACTCATAATCTGTTATAATAGCCGTATGTTAAAACATTTCAAAGTAGATCCATTGCGTAGCCAATTGGTAGTACCAGTTGAATTTTATCAGATGGATTTGATCCGTGCAGTTGAGCAGGCACGAAAACTTGACCCAATGTTGTTTGTGGACGGTGATGACTTTCTCGCAAGCTGGAGCAAGTTTTCTAAAGACCCAATCAAGGCTATGGGCTTGTGGACTCGTATTTTGCAGGCAGTGTTTTTGGGTCAAAACAACCTGCCAGAAATGACTGTCGCCCGCCAAATTGGCAAGGTAGACAAGATGCAAGTCGTAATGATGTTTCTGCCAGGCAGCATTCGTCGCAGCGCAAAACTAGATCACTTCACTGAGATTGTCAACATTACTCAACAAGTATTGAGTGGATGGAGAATTATTCCAGTGTACGGCGTTGAAACATCTAACAAAAAAGCTGAGAAGCACGTCAAGGAAGAAATTGAGAAGGCTGAGAGAGATGGGCAAAACGTTCTCATCCTCAGTGCGGGGATGGCTCAACGGTCGTTCAGCATTGGCAACATCACTAGCCTGTATCTGTGCTACGATGAAGGGGATGCGGGTGCAACTACACAAAAAATCAGTCGCGCCTTAACTCCGAGCGCAGTTGGCAAGGTGGGCCGCATTTTCTCACTCAGTTTCGACCCTAACCGTGATGACAAATTTGACAGCATGATGCTAGCCGCTGCCAACAACTACGCCGCACGTAAGGGCATTGAGGTTGATGCTGCATTGCGCATTGTGATTGAAACCATTGATATTTTCGCTTGCTCCAAGAATGGTCGAGTGCAGATTGAGCATGATACGTACCTGATGCAATTGTTAGAGCGTAACAGCATCAGCCGTGTCACTGGCCGTCAAGCTGACATGGGCGAGCTCACGTTAGCTGAGATTGAAATGCTTGCTAACGGCAATGGTGATTACAGTCGCGCAACCAAAGTCGCGGCTGCTGACATGGGTAAAACTGGACCAGCAGCAAAGAAGGCGGCGGCTACCCCACGATCAGAGATGAGCAAGGGTGAGCTAAAGTTGATTGACAAGGCCCGCAAAACTTTGATCACCATTGTTGAGCACCTGCCATATGTTGCGTTCATGACGGGGAAAACGTCAATACGCGACGGCTTGATCCGAGCCGACGAGGTGCCAGATTACGCTGAATACATTACCACAGAGTTTGGCGTGCCACCGCACAAAATTCTTGAGTGGTTCGACCGCGGCGTACTACCAATTGGGCTTGCATCGCTGCAAAAAGCAGCCAAAACACTACAAATTCAGGCTTAACTGCTAGTTGACAATTATGCATAAGGGTGCTATACTGTTAGCATCCGAAATAACTACGAGCTCTGTGAATGTTACAACGAATTCAACCACTTAAACAGTTAGTCAACGAAATGCTTGATCAGCTCCCCAAGTCAGTGTGGCGCAGTAAAACCACTACCTTTCTTGACCCCGCAATTGGTGGTGGGCAGTTTGTTGCAGAGATTGAACGTCGCCTACGTGCAGCTGGCCATAGTGACGAAAATATCAAGTCCCGTGTATTTGGATTTGAATATTCATTGGCGCTCATTGACATGGCGATAAATATGAATAAGCTCGTGGGTACTTATAAGAAGATGTTGTACGAGGATTTTTTCAAATGGGATACAGATATGAAGTTTGATGTCGTGGTGGGGAACCCGCCATTTCAAGACAGTAAAGCTAAAAAAGTTAAGCTATGGCTGTCGTTCTTGCAAACAGTTGCACCACTAGCAACTCAATATATTGCGGTTGTGACCCCTGATTTATGGATCGACGGGCAAAACAAAACTGCCAAAACTGCAAGAAAGCTAATTGCAAAATATAATCTTCAATACCTCAATCTAGACACAGTAAATTATTTTTCAGTAGGGGAGACAATTTGTTCATATATTATTTCAATTACTGACACTTCATTACCAACTAAAATAATTGGTATTCCTGGAATTACTTCATTGAAGAAGTATACTGGCAAAGTAATTCATCGTTCTGATGCCAACGCAACATCGCAAAGAATATGCAGTAAGATGAAAGATTTTCCAAAAGCTCAGCCTCTTCTTGAGAGATTCGAAGCGCGAAGGCCAGAATCAATGGAACACTATCAAAATGCATCCACTAATAACTTTGTAAACCAAGTTTTTTACTCGTCAACGGAAAAATGGTTTACTGACTTAGATACTTCAAAATTGCAAGGGCACAAAATTATATTCAATAATAGTGGATATTATTTTTCTCAGAAAGAGCCGAATCGATATATGTGGAGAGATAATAAAGGGGTTGCGTTGGGTAATACTTTCCAAATTCGATTTAAAACAGCCATCGAAGCTGATAACGCACTGACTGTATTTAGATCAAAGCTATATGTATTCTTTGTCAACAATACAAAAACAGGAGGTTTTAATGCCGGAGCCTTATATATGCTCCCGATAATTGATTTCTCTAAGTCCTGGACAGATCAAGAACTATATACCTACTTTAATTTGACAAAAGAAGAAATTGACTACATTGAAGCAAATGTTAAGTAAAGTTATAGCTACGCCCGTAACCGCTAATACATGAGCGGCAAGGGATGCGGCGTGCTACCAATTGGGCTTGCATAGCAGCAAAAACACTGCAAATTCAGGCATAACTGCCAGTTGACTTTCTACTGTAATAATGCTATAATATGGCATAATGTAACTATACGAGTTCATGAGTCATGGCAATGCTAGCGCGAATTCAACCACTCAAGCAACTAGTCAACGAAATGCTTGATCAGCTCCCCAAGTCAGTGTGGCGCAGTAAAACCACTACCTTTCTTGACCCCGCAATTGGTGGTGGGCAGTTTGTTGCAGAGATTGAACGCCGCCTGAGGGCAGCTGGTCACAATGATGAAAATATCAAGTCCCGTGTATTTGGATTTGAGTATTCATTGGCGCTCATTGATATCGCGATAAATATGAATAAGCTCGTAGGTACTTACAAGAAGATGCTGTATGAGGATTTTTTCAAATGGGATACAGATATGAAATTTGATGTTATTATTGGTAATCCCCCGTATCAATCTGAGAAAGGAACAGGGACACAACCGCTATGGCCACTATTTGTGCATGCCGCATACAACATGCTATCCGCTGACGGGTATATGGCAATGATTACTCCTAATAAATGGTGTGGGCATACTGCAAATGTTATTAAAGGTGGAGTGCATTTGTATGCAGACATATTTAAAGGAAAAATGGTCGAATGTAACATCCAAGAATGTAGCAAATATTTCCCTAAGGTAGGGGGTTATGCTAATTGCTTTAGTTATTTTATTATCAACAATTCAGGTGCTGACTCATTCGAGGCAGTAACGTTAGACGGTACTTACACCGTAAGCAAAGATCAATTTACTTCTTTACCGTTGATTAAGCTAACTAAGCTAACTTCCTCTATTTTAACTAAAGTCAACACTGACGAATCTTACAACTTTTCTCAAGTGTCATCAGGGTTTACCAACACTAACGAAGGCGCAGTTGTTATCTCAATGGCGCAACGGTTACATTACGAAAAACTAAATATTTATTACGACAAAAATACTTCCGTTACAGCAACTAGCAAGTCCACTGTTTCTAAGAAAAAGTTTAGCAAGAGTTCGCAAAAAAAGGTCGATGCGGTCTTCCGCAGTAAATTGTTTAAGTTCATTCATATGATTTATTGGAACAACGATAACTTCGGCACAAATTTTTATAACTCGTTGCCATTCCTAGATTTGAATTTACTGTGGACCGACGAAACAATTTACGATCACTTTAAGTTTACCAATGCTGAACGCAATTACATAGATAAATGCGTAGAAGTCAATGTTAAGTAAAGTTATAGCTACGCCCGTAACCGCTAATACATGAGCGGCAAGGGATGCGGCGTGCTACCAATTGGGCTTGCATCGCTGCAAAAAGCAGCCAAAACACTGCAAATTCAGGCATAACTGCCAGTTGACTTTCTACTGAAATAATGCTATTATATAGCATAATGTAACTACACGAGTTCATGAAATGGCAATGCTAGCGCGAATTCAACCACTTAAACAGTTAGTCAACGAAATGCTTGATCAACTGTCCAAGTCAGTGTGGCGCAGTAAAACCACTACCTTTCTTGACCCCGCAATTGGCGGCGGGCAGTTTGTTGCAGAAATTGAACGCCGCCTGAGGGCAGCTGGCCATAGTGATGAAAATATCAAGTCCCGTGTATTTGGATTTGAATATTCATTGGCGCTCATTGATATCGCGATAAATATGAATAAGCTCGTAGGTACTTACCGCAAGATGCCATACGAGGATTTTTTCAAATGGGATACCGATATGAAATTTGATGTCGTGGTGGGGAACCCGCCATACCAAGATGGCAATAAATCTGGGCAGCAAAACAAATTATACAACTTGTTTGCAAAGAAGGCGTTAGCATTGCTGTCTCCCACTGGAATACTGGCATTTATAACTCCAGGATCTGTATGCAAAAAATCTAAGAGATTTTCAATTATCGGCCAGTATGGATTGTCGTACGTAAATTTCGCTTCAACTAATTTCTTCACTGAAGGTGTTAACATTTGTAGCTGGATTATAAATCGTGCTAAAGATAGTAAAATCAAAGTTATCGCTTCAGACTTGACCACTGCATACGTAAACAAAGGAGAAGTAATTTTTGATAAGGCGGTAATTGACCCAGAAATCAGTAACACATCACAAAATATTAAAAATTATACTGCCGACACGACAAGCCGAATGTTTTTAAGAAACAATCCAGGACCTACTAAACGGGCAGTCAAAGACGCAGAATTTAAATATCCACTGTGGCATGTAAATAAAGATAAATCAGAGACTATTTCATGCTACGTGAAAAAAATACCGTTTTTTCACGGTAAACGAAAAATAATATTGTCGATGACTAAGTCGTTATCTGAAGAATCTGTAATTGTAAGTACCAAAGATTACGATGACTCTAATGTATGTTTCGCAGTATCATCAGAATCTGAAATAGAAAATATAAAATCATTTATATTTTCTAAATATTTTACTGCGTTTGTCCAAAAATGGAAGGCCCTTGACGGGTATGGCTTCAATGAATCAATCAAATATCTCCCGCCATTTGACACTGAAAAACAATGGTCTAATGCATCAGTAAAAGCATTCTTAGAAAAATTTAGTAATGTTAAATAAAGTCATCCACCACGCCCGTAACCGCGAGTACATGAGCGGCAAGGGATGTGGCGTGCTACCAATTGGGCTTGCATAGCAGCCAAAACACTACAAATTCAGGCGTAACTGCCAGTTGACTTTCTACTGAAATAATGCTATAATATGGCATAATGTAACTATACGAGTTCATGAAATGGCAATGCTAGCGCGAATTCAACCACTTAAACAGTTAGTCAACGAAATGCTTGATCAGTTCCCCAAGTCAGTGTGGCGCAGTAAAACCACTACCTTTCTTGACCCCGCAATTGGTGGTGGACAATTTGTTGCAGAAATTGAACGCCGCCTGAGGGCAGCTGGCCACAATGATGAAAATATCAAGTCCCGTGTATTTGGATTTGAATATTCTATCGCGTTAGTCGACATGGCGATAAATATGAATAAGCTCGTGGGCACTTATAAGAAGATGCTGTATGAGGATTTTTTCAAATGGGATACAGATATGAAATTTGATGTCGTGGTGGGGAACCCGCCATTTCAGGATGGCACCAAAGTCGGCGGACAAAATAAAATTTACAATTTAATTTGTAAGAAGGCTATTTCTGTATTAAATGATAATGGTATTATTTCATTCATTACTCCAACGTCTGTCTTAAAGAAAAGCAAACGATTTTCTCTGATGAATTACAGCGGTGTGAAATTAGTTAATTTCACAGCTGACCAATTTTTTGATGTCGGGATTAATATTTGCAGATGGGTAATTGATAAAACATTCAAGAAAAATACAGTAACTATCATAAATCGTGATAAAACTAGAAATGTTCAATTAAGAAACACACCAATTTATGATTTTTCAACAGTCGACGAATCGTTTACTAAGTTATATGCTGCTTTGAAAAAAGTGACTAATAGTCCAGACAAGCGTATGTTTCGTGAAAATAATTTCGGAGATGCTGTAAGCAAAGCAAAAACTAAAGAATTTCAGCACAAATTATATTCAATTAACAAAAATGGTGATAAAGAAATATTTGGATATAGTAAACGTTTACCTTTCTTCGCTACACATAAAAAAATTATTATCCCAATGACTAAAACACTAACTACTGATTCTATTTTAGTGGACGTAGATGATTATTATGTTGCATATCTTTGCACTACAGTAAAATCTAAAACTGAGATTGACAATATTAAATCGTTTATTTTATCTGATTATTTCAAAGAACACTCAGCCAAATGGAGAAAATTAGATGGCTATGGGTTTAACTATGCATTAAAATATTTGCCGCCGTTTGACACATCTAAGACTTGGAAAAATAACGACGTTCAAGCATTCTTAGAAAAATTTAGTAATGTTAAATAAAGTCATCCACCACGCCCGTAACCGCGAGTACATGAGCGGCAAGGGATGCGGCGTGCTACCAATTGGGCTTGCATCGCTGCAAAAAGCAGCCAAAACACTGCAAATTCAGGCATAACTGCTAGTTGACTTTCTACTGAAATAATGCTATAATATGGCATAATGTAACTATACGAGTTTATGAAATGGCAATGATAGCGCGAATTCAACCACTCAAGCAACTAGTCAACGAAATGCTTGATCAGTTCCCCAAGTCAGTGTGGCGCAGTAAAACCACTACCTTTCTTGATCCAGCCATTGGTGGTGGACAATTTGTTGCAGAAATTGAACGCCGCCTACGTGCAGCTGGCCATAGTGACGAAAATATCAAGTCCCGTGTATTTGGATTTGAATATTCATTGGCGCTCATTGACATGGCGATAAATATGAATAAGCTCGTGGGTACTTATAAGAAGATGTCATACGAGGATTTTTTCAAATGGGATACCGATATGAAATTTGATGTCGTGGTGGGGAACCCGCCATATCAAGACAATAGCACTCTAGATAATCAGCAAAACAAAATTTACAACCAGTTTTCAAAACAAGCATTGGAAATTTTAAGCAACACTGGTATAATGACATTTGTTACCCCAGTTGCAGTAGCCAATGGGTCAAAGCGATTTGCACTAACCGAAACTCCCGGTATAAAAGAAATTGATTTCACTGCAGGTAAGCATTTTGATGTTGGGACTAAAATTTGCAAATGGGTCGTAGACCGTACTCACCGCGGCAATATCAAAGTAATATCAGAGTTGGGTATTTCATATGCCAAATTTGGGGATTCTATTTTTGATCCGTCAGTTACTGACACTGAATTTGCACAGTTGGCGCAAAAGTTACAAAAAATTCCTATTAGTAAAAGGGCGTTTAAACAAAATAATCATGGCCCTGCATATAGCAAAACAAAATCAAAACAACACATTTACCCTACCTACAAAGTAAAAGATGGAGAATTACTGTTAAGCGCGTTTAGCAAAAGAGAACCGTGGTTCTGTGGTAAAAGAAAAATGAGTATTTCGAGAAGTAAAAGTTTTAGGGAAGATATCATTCAAATTTCAGATTTAGATTTTGAAACACAGTATGTTACTGTAGAAATAGAGAACAATTCCCAAATTGAAAACATTAAATCGTTTTTGTTTTCTGAGTATTTTCTAGAACACATGGATAAGTGGAAGAAATTATTTAATACTGGGTTTAATGATGCGTTAAAGTATGTGCCACCATTTGACAAAAATAAAAAATGGACCAACGAAGAAGTAAAGGGAATATTTGACAACTATGCTAAGTAACATCATCCACCACGCCCGTAACCGCGAGTACATGAGCGGCATTGAACGCGACAAGTTAAGAATAAAATCCTCAGGTGAAGTTTTTACTCCAACACCACTGGTCCAAGAAATGCTGGATCAGTTACCACTTGAAGTTTTCACAGACCCTGAAAAAACCTTCCTTGACAACTCATGTGGAGACGGCCAGTTCCTTAGTGAAGTTCTAATCAAGAAGATGGAGAATGGGGCAACGTTTGAGCAAGCGTTATCAACGATCTACGGCGTTGATCTCATGCCTGACAATGTGCAGCTATGCCGTGACAGGCTGCTGTGCGGGCAAGAGCGCTTGCGCCATATAGTTGAAAAAAACATTGTTTGCCATGACGCATTAACATATGACTACAGCTTCAACGGCACGAATTTTACTAACGCTGAACAGCTGGCGCAAAAACTCGGTCTTGAACCAGTGCAGCACAAGAAGCCGAAAAAAGTGACCGAGAAGAAGAAAGAAGCTACAATTACCAACACAGGACTATTTTCAATCGAGGAATAATATATGGCCAAAAAAGCATTTAAAGTTGTCAGATTAACTAACGGCATTAAAGTAGGAACAAAATTACCAAAACAATATTATGGTAATATAGGATTTAAAGCAGAAGATATGCTATTAGAAAACGGTTATACAATGTCAAGTGGGAGCGAGCCAGACATTGCTGCACTTGGACTTGAAGTAAAAACGCGAAACGAAGCTGCAACCTCTGCGCAAACAATTGCCACAATGACATTGAATCGTATCATCGCCACACCATACGAAAATTCACCAATATGTGCAAAAATTCAGCAGCAATACAGAATTAAATATGATAACGACATCAGTGAAGTTACTTCTGCTGAAGTTTACGATTTTTCTGACCCAATTATCCAAGGGAAGATTAAATTGGGTTATGAAACTGCAAGGTCAGAAATCTCCGCCGGTAATAAGAGCAAATATATTTGCGGTACTGCTGGCATTGGCTATTTTGAGAAAAAGTCAAATAGTGACAACTCATACGGATTCAGAATTTCTGACTCATGCATGAAGAATCTAGAAAATCAGTCACAAACCACAAAAAAGTTTGCACACATTTTCGACTGCGATCAAAAGTCAAGCATCATTGGTGTGGCACTACCGGTTAGTGTTGGGTCTAAGAAAAGTAGAAAGCGGGCTGAAATATCTGCTGAAATTAACTCTACATTATTCAGCTAACTATGTTAAATTGAGAGACTACTCAAATTCTCTCATCTTGCATTTGGCTTGACAGTCAAGCCTTTTGGTGCTATAATACTCGCATAGTAGCAAAGAAAGGCACGTAACATGAAGTTCAAACAATCGCAGAAGTTCCGGGTTATTGTCAAGGGCGTCAGCGTTTACGTCACTGCCAAACAAATTATTTGGGGCATTGGCGACCAGATATCCACCAACGCCGCAGTGCATGCCGCATTTACCAGCCTGCAAAATATGAAGACTGATCAAAATGCTACCGTCGGTCTGTGCGCTCGTTACAACGATATTGACGTGCAGATTTCCATGATTTAGATTATCCTATACCCATTGGCTAAGTACAGTATGGATTATACTGTACTTAGAACACTAATGGCAGACAAGGAAAAATGGAGTAGTATTTGTCACCAAACTGAGTTTCTTGACCAAATTTACACCAAGGTGAGTGGTAGGCAAAGAGTATGGCACGTTGAAAACAATATTTTCAATGCATTATCATGTCCAATGTGCGGTAAAATAGGTCTGGGGTTTAGCAACAAATTAAAACGATATTCAAATTATTGTAACAGCACCTGCGCCCAAAAAGATCCAGCTATTCGCAGCAAAACTGAATCTACCTGCTTTACAAAATATGGAGTCAAATCAAACTTATGCCTTCCTGAAAACAAAGCGAAAGAGGAAGCCACTAAGTTATCAAAATACGGGTGCAAAAACTATACTCAGACTGCCGAATTTAAATTAAAAGTAAAAGAGACCTCAATGCTGAGATATGGGGTTGAGAATCCATCGCAGTCGCAACAAGTTAAAGACAAAGTTAACAATACTTCCATGCGACTCTATGGGCGTAAACGCTCTTCCCAATGTCATATTCCACTTGGCATAATCGATTTAAAAAATGACAAAACTGAAATGAGTCGGTGGTTTAACGAACTGAAAATGCCAGTGAGTGAAATAGCAAAAGTTCTTGGCATCAACGGTAGTCAGCTCACTGCGCATTTTAAAAACAATCTCAACATTGATATTACACGTCACGGTGTGTCGTGGCCAGAGCGGCAGATTCAAGAGTTTTTAACATCTATTGGTGTCACGTTTCAGACGTCAGACAGAAAGTTGTTGAAACCAAAAGAGTTGGATATTGTAATACCAAGTGCAAAGGTAGCAATTGAATTGAACGGGGTTGCCTGGCATAGTGAAAATAGAGGTAAGGCTAAGACTTACCATTCCGGCAAAACAGTTGCCTGCGAAAAAATAGGATATAGGTTAGTCCATATATGGTCAACCGAATGGGCGGGTCAGCAAGAGTTAGTTAAATCAAGACTAAAATCAATCCTGGGTGTTAGCAGTAAGATAATGGCCCGCAAATGTCAAATCAAAATAGTATCAAGTCTTGATGCTAAAAATTTTCTAAATGCAACCCACATGCAGGGGTATTGTCAATCAACTATTAGGTATGGGTTATACTCAGATAACATGCTTGCCGCATTGATGACCTTTGGAAAATCAAGGTTTAACAAATCAGTCGAGTGGGAGTTACTTAGGTATTGTACTGCGCGAGACGTTAACATTGTTGGCGGGCCATCAAAGTTATTTGCTCACTTCATCAAAATACACAATCCATCATCTGTTATATCATACTGCGATCGTAGATGGAATACCGGTAAGCTATATCAAAATTTAAATTTTGTTTTAAGTAGCATTAGCTCACCAAATTACTGGTATACCAAAAATCATGCCAAATTAGAATCACGAATGAAGTATCAAAAGCATAAATTGGCAAAACTGCTTGAAACATTTGACCCAGCACTGACTGAATGGGAAAATATGCAGGCCAATGGCTATGATCGCATTTGGGACTGCGGTAATTCAGTTTGGATTTGGCAACGGCCATATGTTGTATTTTAACAACAAAAATAATAGTTGACTTACCGCATGATCTGCGTTATAATACTCGCATCAGTTAGTAAATCAGTTAGTTTATTTTTAGGAGTTCTAAATGGCTACAGCCGCATCCCAGGTCAGTCAAAATCGTACAGTTACCGCAGTCGAGGCTCGTGCCAGCATCTTGCGGTGCTTCAAGAAACAACGACCTGTGTTCTTATGGGGCCCGATGGGTATTGGAAAAAGTGAGCTGGTCAGCGGCATTGCTGACGAGATGGGTGGATTGGTTATTGATCTGCGTATGGCTACGTTAGAACCCACTGACATCCGCGGGATTCCATATTTCAACAAAGATACTGGCACGATGAGCTGGGCTCCGCCCGTGGAACTGCCTAGCGAAGAACTTGCCGCACAGTACCCTATCGTGGTGCTTTTCTTGGACGAGATGAACTCCGCTGCCCCTGCTGTTCAAGCTGCAGCATATCAACTGATCTTGAATCGCCGCGTTGGTACTTACAAGCTGCCAAAGAATGTGGTGATGGTTGCTGCAGGTAACCGCGAAAGTGACAAGGGTGTGACATATCGTATGCCTGCTCCGTTGTCCAATCGTTTCGTTCACTTGGAAATGTGTGTTGACTTTGACAGCTGGTTGAGCTGGGCAGTTAACAACCGTATCAACAAGGACGTGGTTGGTTTCATTACATTCAGTAAGCAAAGCCTGTTTGATTTTGATCCGCGTAGCCCAAGCCGTTCGTTCGCTACTCCACGTTCGTGGACTTTTGTGTCAGAACTGTTGGACGACGACACCCACGACAACACCACTACCGACTTGGTTGCTGGCTCCATTGGTGAAGGGTTGGCTGTGAAGTTCATGGCACACCGTAAGATCTCCAGTCAGTTGCCTGACCCGGTTGACATTTTGAATGGCAAAGTCAAGGAACTCAAGACCAAAGAAATCAGTGCTATGTATTCGCTGGTTACTGCAATGTGCTACGAAATGCAGGACGCCAACAAAAAGCTCGCTGGCGACAAAACTGGCAAGTGGCACGACATGGCAGACTGCTTCTTCCGTTTCATGATGGACAATTTCACAACGGAGATTGTTGTAATGGGTGCGCGGGTAGGCCTAATTCTTTACAATTTGCCGTTTGTTCCGGGAAAGATGAAATCGTTTGATGAGTTCCATAAACGTTTTGGCCGCTTCATAATAGCCGCGAGTTCTAATTAAATTGGCAGATATACAAGAAAGGGACCTAAGTCCCTTTCTTCATGATTATAATTTTTGTTTCCAAATCCAAACTGAATTACCGCAGTCCCAAATGCGATCATAGCCATTGGCCTGCATATTTTCCCATTCAGTCAGTGATGGGTCAAATGTTTCAAGCAGTTTTGCCAATTTATGCTTTTGACAAACTTGCCTAGAAATTAAATCAGAATAATTTCGTGTGTATTTGTAATTTGGCGGTGAAGTGTGAGACATTGAAAATCCCAGCATACTGTATAAGTTACCAGTGTTAAATGTTAAATCGCAGTATGAAATAACCGAGGTAGGAGAGAATTCCTCTTTGAATTTAGCATATAGTTTACTGGCACCCCCAGTAATGTTTAGCCCGTGTTTAGAGCAATAGCGAAGCAATTCCCATTCCGCAGACTTATTAAATCTAGACTTACCAAAAGTCATAACTCCAAGCAGTTCATGTTCAGAAGAGTGAATACCGTAGGCTACTTTTGCTGCTACATTACCTTGGATATGATTCAAATTTAAAAAATTAGCCGCTACTGCCGACGTAATTCTTAACACTTGGCATTTTCTTGCCATTACTTTTTTATTTTCACCCAATGCTGACGTAATCCTTGATTTCACCAATTCTGGATTTTTATTCCATTGTGAGTGAAGAATGTGTATCAATCTATACCCAGCACTGTTTGCCAGTGTTGTTTTGTTTAAGTGGTAGTCACGATCTTTACCCTGCAATTCGGAATGCCAGTAGTCACCATTGATTTCAATCGCTACTTTTTTTTCTGGGATTACGATATCCAATTCCAGTGGATGAATAATTCTCCTATCCCCAGTTATCACCTCAAAGCCTTTGCTCCTGATTAGATCAGCAATTTCAGTTTCAAGCTGTGAACTGTTGTGACCGTACGGAAAACATGTAGGGCACCGCGGAATCTTCCCATTTGCCAGCCTTGCAGTAAATTTGGTTCCGCATGTTGAACACAACCATTCATATCGCCCAAAAACTCCATCATAATTTTTAGTATCAAAATTTGGAATTAAATTATGCTGCAACAAATCTTGCAACTTTTGTGGTAACCATTTAACACGCTTTAGTTGATTCATGTTTTCAACTAAATTTTTGTTTTGATATGGATGATTTACCCCTGTCTTTTTTCTGTAAGTATCTCGCTGTTTTTCACGAATTGAGGCAACTTTGTTGACATTATCAACTCCGTAGGTAGCCAAACAAGTTTCCCTCCGTTTTTCAGTAGTTTCAGGTAGTTTACTGGTGTGAGTGACACCGTATTTTTCCATAGTTTCTTTCTGAATTTTAACTCTTGCAGCAGCAGTGTTAAAGGCTTCACCTGCTCCATACTTTGCCATGTTAGTTGCGAATTTTTTGCTTTTGGTTGTTGGGGAGTTAGCACTGCATTTAGTGCTGCAAAAAAGCAGATATCCTTGAGCAAAATTTTTAAAGTGAGTCGGGGACTCACATACTAAGCATTTCTGAGGCCCAGGAAAATTATGAACAATTTGATATAACTCTTCAGTGGGCAAGTTAACGTTGAACTTTTTAAGTCGAGCTGATGATAGTTTCCCACGAGAATCAAGCAAATTTTCAATAATCAACTGCGGTGTATAAATAATCATGCTGACTGTCTCCTGTGACGTTAGAGTAGTCGGGGATTGCCGTCCCGTGGGCTACACTATTATTTAGTTTCTAAATCAAAGTATGGTGAATTTATATTTGACCCACTCTTTTTCATCTGTTACAATGTAAATATGCCGCACACTTCAAACCCTATCCTAATAGGCAACACTGTTGAGTTACCAGACATTGATTATGATGATAGTCCAGTGTTGACTGGTGATCCGTTGAAAGATATGGTGTGGTGGACTGAAGATTTACGCACTATCCCGCTTGGCGAAATGACACGGGACCACGTCAGAAATGCGTTACAGTGGTGTATCCGCAGGCAATCAACTGAAAAATTCACTCAATACGCTAAATTGTTAGCATGTAAGGACGGGTACACTTACCAAGAGTGGATAACTGCGTTCACTGTACGGTTATTGGACCCAAATTTGGATTAGTCCATACAAACTTGTAGTTGCCGCAATCATGAACTTTCACATACCCGTTTTCACGCATAATTGAATCTTCAGTCAGGCTGGGATCATACCCCATTGACACTAACCGTTTTTTAGTGAAATTAGAACGATGGTACCGTTTGCTATTTTTAACATAGAAATAGCCAGCATTGCTTTCATTTGTTGTACAGTCAGTGAACCCTAGCTTTTGGTAAAGACCTCCATCGCTCCAGCAACGATTAGCATACGACACTACGCTTGACGGCGAGTGAGTTAAAACAAAATGTGAGAAAAGTTTCCCTGCGCCGCCAACTACGTTTCCAATTGAGCAAAAACGAATCATTTCATAATTATGAGAAGTATACCGCGATCTTCCAAAACCCATAACTGCTACTAATTCTCCGGCGTACTTTAACCCATACCGCAATGGTGATGGGGTATATCCTTGCAAATGATGGCTTTCCACAAAATCTTTGTATTCCAATAGGCCAATCTCGGATAGTACACATTTTCTAGCAAAAATTCTGTTTCCAACCCCCATCACACTAGCTAACCTAGATTTAACAATGTCTGGATGCATCTTCCATTCGTCGTCAAATAATTGAATGAGGCGGATACCTTGTTGCTTACATTTTAAAAATTTGTCAACATGGTAGGTCGGTGTTCGAAATTTGTCTGAATGCCAGTATACCCCATTAAACTCTATTGCCACTTTTTTGCTTGGAATGTAAATGTCGATTTCGAGACCATCCAAAATTGTTCTGTCTCCGCTAATAGTTTGACATCCCAACTGTTCAACATACTGCCTTACTTCTTTTTCGCCAGTTGAAACTTGCGGCGGAAAACATGTTTTGCACCGAGGCACTTTTCCTGACTCAATTACTCCAGAAAAAATAGTGTCACAGTGAACGCATTTCCAAGAATACACATTTTTTCTCAATGATCCTTTGTACTCCTGCCGTGTAAAGTTTGGTATGACATCAGCAGACATTCTAGATACTACTTGATTAAACCCAGCAGTTTCTTTTTTGTGTTGCATTTTAGTAAACACGTCAGAATAATCACGTTGCGACATTGTATCTTTTCGTTTTTGTTTAACAATATCTGATTTACTTGCATTTGAGCACCCGTATTTTTGTTGCCAAGTTGCAACTCGTTTTTGTACAAGATCCTGTATGTCAGTATGTTGAGAAGCGTATTCTGACATCTGATCTTTAAAGCATTGACAATTAGCTATTGAACCGCAAAATCCAACCCCACTGTTGTCTTGTTTTATTTTTTTCAGATTCCCGTATTTACAGTTTAAATCAGGGCTTCCATCTAGTAAGTAAATACACCGCCCCTTTATGCTCATATCAGTAAAATTTCGAGTATTTTGCATTACCCATTCATAAAGGTCAGCATGTTTTTTAGATTTTAACACTTGCCCAAATATATTTGAGTGGGTTGAATCGAGTAAATTTTTAAGTCGTTCTAGCATTTTAGTTGGTGAGTGGTAATATACTCTATGCTTTTATTTATCTTTCAGGCAAAAAAACCATTGACTTTGTGATAATAATAGTGTATAATACCTGCATACAGCAAATTTTATAAGGCTCATATTATGGCAACTGCATCAGATACCACCAGTTCAGCAAAGCGCAAAGAATATACCCCAGTGCCTACTGACCCAGCGATGGATGCTCGAGCTGTTGAAAAGCTCGTGACCGCACGTATCGGACTGCTTTTGAAGGCTCCGTTCTTTGGTAATCTTGCAACCCGCTTGATTATTAAAAATGCCGACGAGTGGTTACCTACTGCCGCTACAGATGGACGTCATTTCTACTACAACTCACGGCTAATTGACAAGATGCCGCTCAAGCAAGTTGAGTTCCTTTTTGGTCATGAAACTCTCCATAACGTTTTCGATCACATGGGCCGGCGTGGTGACCGTGATCCGCAGTTGTTTAACATTGCTGCTGATTACGCTGTGAATCAAGACTTGATGGATCAACGTATTGGCGAGAAGATCACTGTCGTTCCTATCCTGCTTGACTCCAAGTACAAGGGCATGTCGTCTGAAGAGATTTACGACGAGCTGTACCAAAATGCTAAAAAGATCAATATTGATGACTTGCTTGATCAAATGCTGGATGAGCACCTGGACGGTGAGGGCGAGGGCGAAGATGGCGAAGGCAAGGGCCGTCCAAAGTTATCTGAAGAAGAAAAGAAAGCTATCCGTGACGAGCTCAAAGAAGCTGTTGTAAGTGCTGCCCAGGCATGTGGTGCTGGTAACTTGCCAGCTGGTGTGAAACGCATGCTAGCTGACATGACTGAGCCCAAGATGAACTGGCGCGAGCTGTTGCAACAACAGATTGAAAGTACCATCAAAGCTGACTACACTTTTATGAAGCCATCACGTCGCTCGTGGCATTTGGATGCTATCTTGCCTGGGCAAAATAACGCTGAAATGATCGACATCTGTATTGCAGTTGACTTGTCGGGCTCGATTAGCGATAAACAATGTAAAGAGTTTTTCAGTGAAATTCATGGCATTATGCAGATGTATGATGCCTTCAAGATCCACGTGTGGACCTTTGATACTGAAGTGTATAATCCAGCGATCTTTACGCAAGACAACATGGACGAACTGTTGACTTACGAACCGCAGGGTGGTGGTGGGACAGACTTTACTGTGAACTGGGACTTCATGAAGGAAAATGACATTGAACCTAAAAAGTTCATCATGTTTACTGACGGCTATCCAGGAAGTTCATGGGGTGATTCCGAATATTGTGATACATGCTTCATTATCCACGGGTCAACTACCATTGAGCCTCCGTTCGGTACTTTTGCTTACTATCAAGAAGACTAATGACTAGAATCAATCTTGTGCCAGTTGAAGAACTGTGCGACCAGCATCTGCTGGCCGAGCATCGTGAGCTAAAGCGTATCCCAAACTGTCTGCTAAAGGGTATACTGAAAACAGACTACGCAGACCGTCCATCAGTATTTACCCTTGGCAAGGGGCATGTCAAGTTTTTCACCAACAAGCTCGGCTGGCTGTGGCGCCGCTATAACCAGCTTCATGCCGAGTGTTTGGCTCGTGGGTTCAACGTTTCATACCAGTTCCGCAACTTGGAGCTCGAGTTTTACGGATTCAAGCTCAACGATGCTTGGACACCTACTGACGCGGATATTGCTGTTAGTAGGGCCAGAATTCAAGGCAAGATGCCGCCCAAACCCAGACACACGGAGGTTACCGCCCATGCTCAAACACAATGAAGTAAACCCGCTAGCAGTGCATCGTTTGCGCAGGGTAGAGTTTTGCCCTGCGCACTTCGTATCGCTGACAGTGACAGCCAGTCTACTACCAGTATTGAACTGGCTGCATGAAAACACTGATGGACGGTTCTACATTAACAACAGTGCGGGTGGAAACTTGACAGTTGGGTTTGAAAATCACTCTGAAGCTACTTATTTTTCACTATTTCTTCCTCAAATAATTGCCGAAGAGTCAATATCTTACTAAAAAATTTAAAAAATTTCTGCTGCCTACCCAAGTAAGGTAAATACTAACACATATTTAACATTATAGGAGAAAATATGACAACCGATACAACAACTGAAACAACAACTGAAACAACAACTGAAACAACAACTGAAGCGCCTGGACTCACTATTCAAGACTTGACTATGGTACTTCAAATCGTTCAAGTCGCTGCTTCTCGTGGTGCGTTTAAAGCGGAGGAATTGTCAGCAGTTGGTGGATTGTATGACCGCGTGTTCAAGTTCTTAGATGCCGCTGGCGCATTGAAAAAGCCAGAAGCAGCGCAATCTGACACTGGCACTGCCGCAGCAGAGCCAACCCCAGAAGTTACCCCAGCAGCAACAGCCGCCGCTTAAGGATAGGAGAACATTATGCTCAAACATATTGGGTCACACAATGACCGTAAAGTAGTAGTTTTATTTAGGCAGGTCCCGGGTGAAGATCATATGTGTTTGATCGTTTACAGTGATCTCTTGCCAAGGTTGATTCACGATGAGGTTATGCGTTGCTTGGAAAGTGCGCCTGGACAGCAATCTGACAACCTTGCGGATGCCTTACATCGTATTTTAATGGCCGATGGGCGCAACGCTCTTGAAGTTATTCACAAGGAAGGCTTCATGAAGAAGGTGCAAACTTCGCAAGTCATCATGACGCCAACGCCGGCAGCAAGGATTCGCTTAGACGAGTTGAACAAACTATTGGCTGAAATGGCTCTGGGCGCTGATGCTGTTAAGCGTATGGCTGAGGTTGACTCACAGTCTGGGCTACAGCACAAGAAGCGTGACAACTCAACCCCACCACGCAATGTTGGCGAACCAGCTAACAAGGCGAAATCTGCTCCTGCAGTTCCAGCGTTGCAAGCTGGACTAAACGATGTATTGACTGACGAGGCGATTGCTGCTCAGCAAGTGACTCAGGCTGCTCGTATGCGCAGTGAGGCAACATCTTTGCTAGCTGAAGCTGCTAGACTTGAATCTGAAGCAGCGGCGTTATCGCCTGCTGTAGCTAAAAAACCAGCGAAAACTGTAAATACTGTTAGTGCTAAAAAAACTACAACCGCAGCTAAACCAGCTACTGTCAAGAGTAAAAGTGCTACTACAGCTATGAAGGCCACAGCAAAAAATGTCAACACCAAAGAAACCAAGAAAACAAAAGTCTAAAAAGATCAATGTTAGTGCTAGACAACACTGGGAAACAATCCTTCGTTCTGTAACTAAGGAAGAAGTCCCAGTGGAAATGCTAGAATATCTAACAGTCAATCTGATTGACGGATCTAAAGTTAACATCAATATTAAACAGTTGATTGCTGAAGGTCGCAAACCAAAGGACATTGAATCTGAGATTAACCACAAACTAGATTCGCTTGATGCCATGGTTGAGGATGTAGATTTCTTTATCTGTATTGATTCAGTAGCCAGCGTCGTTCAACCCGTAACTGACAAAATCTTAAAGAATCTGTAAACTATGAAGCAATATTTAGACGCGTTGTCAAACATTTTGACATTGGGTGACGTTCGTATGGATAGGACTGGGACGGGTACCATTGGGTTGTTCGGAACGCAACAACGATATGATCTTCGTGCTGGCTTCCCTGCAGTTACTACTAAGAAGCTAGCTTGGCGTGCAGTCGTTTCTGAACTGTTGTGGTTCATTGAAGGCAGTGGAGATGAGAGACGACTATGCGAGATCTTGCACGGAACTCGTGATGCAGATAAGAAAACTATCTGGACTGGCAATGCGCAGGCTCCGTATTGGAAAGACAAGGCTAAGTTTAACGGTGACGTTGGGCGTATATATGGGGTTCAGTTTCGGCATTGGCAGACTGGTAAGAAGCATTGGATTAGTTCAAGCGAAGAAGAGCCAGTTGAGATTGATCAACTAGCTAACTTGATTGACGGAATCAAGAAAGATCCATACGGTCGCAGGCATATTTTGAGCGCGTGGAATCCTTCTGAGCTAGATCAAATGGCATTGCCACCATGTCATATTATGGCACAGTTTTATGTCAACTCTAAGAATGAACTTAGCTGCCATATGTATCAACGTTCAAATGATTTCTTCTTAGGTTGCCCGTTTAATATTGCGTCATATTCATTGCTTACCCACATGATTGCTCAAGTGTGCGGATTGGGGGTAGGAGAGTTTATTCATACAACGGGTGATGCTCACATATACAGCAACCACATTGAGCAGGTTAAAGAGCAGTTATCCCGTGAACCATTGCTGCTACCTATTCTTATAATGAATAAAGAGATAATGGATATCAACTCATTTAAAATGGATGACTTTAGTCTTGAGGGATACAAATGTCACGACGCAATCAAAGCGCCAATGGCAGTGTGAGGTGGCTAATCGTATCGTCATTAAAGAAATCGACATAGATTTCTTTAGCTTATTTCAAGCTAACCATCTTGAGCAGGCTAAAGAAGAGATGGATGAGATGGTCAGCAAGCACCATCCAGTGGGCAGATGGTGCAAAGAGCGTGGAATCAAGTTACAGCAAACGGTGCTAACTAACGAATCTAAACAGATGCACAAAGTAATACTGTATGCTACAATGACTGATGTTCAGCAAACTGAATATGCCCTAAGATTTTAACTATGAATATTTTTATAACTGGAGGGGCAGGATTTATTACTGAGCGTAAAACCACTGGATCTTCAGTCCAGTGGATGTAAGCGAACAAATCATCCTTGTTCAGCTATGTATTTGGCTATTGTTTCAGTTGATGCATCTCCTGTAGAACAAACAAAGTAACCAGATGACCAAAATATATGTTTCTCCCATTTGATGGTCTTTCTTAATTTTGTATAAAAATATTTATGACAAAGAAACAGATCAGATAAATAATAGCATGAAACAACTACTCGCATACAAATACCGGATTTACCCAACGGAAGACCAACAAGTCCTTCTGAGTAAAACCTTTGGATGTAAACGAGTGATCTTTAACCATTATTTGGTAGAGCAGCAAGTTAGATACAAAAACAAAGAAAAGAACCTGAGCAATTTTGATATCAACAAAGACATCACCCAACTAAAAGACACGAAGGTGTGGTTAAGGGAAGTAGATTCAATTGCCCTACAAATGGCAGCAGAAGACCTGTCAGTTGCTTACGATAACTTCTTCAAATCAATAACTGGTAAGAGAAAAGGGCCTAAAATATCCTTGCCAAAATTCAAAAACAAGAATTCCCGTCAGTCATACAGAACACGTGGTGTTCGCATAAATGAAGATGGATCATTACAGATTCCAAAATTGAAAGCAGTAAAAGCAGTAGTTCACAGAGAAATTCCAGTTGATTCGGTAATCAAATCAACAACTATTTCAAAGAATCCTGATGGAAGATACTACGCATCAATTTTAGTTGAAACAGAAGTATCATTACAACCAATCTCTTTAAAAGAGATTGGGTGTGACTTAGGTCTTAAGGATTTGCTCATCACAAGTGATGGGGTAAAATTCAAGAGACCAAATGATTTGCCAAACATTGTAAAAACCAAACAATTGTTGAAGGTAAATCAAAAGCAGTTTGCAAGAACTGATAAAAGCAGCAAGAATCACGAGCTCCTGCGCCTGCAGGTAGCACGTCTTTACTCGAAATTGACACGGCAGAGAAACGAATACTATCATCTGGTATCAAGATATTTGGTTGATAATTATGACTCTATCTATGTCGAAAACCTTTCAAGTAAAAATATGCTCCAAAACAGGAAGTTGAGTCGAGCAATTCATGAAGTGGCGTGGGCTACACTAACTAATATGATTTCTTACAAGTCAAACAGTGCAGGCAGAACATACCATCGAATCGATAGGTGGTATCCAAGCAGTAAAACCTGTAGTTCCTGCGATCACAAACTTGAAAAGCTGGATCTTGGAACCAGAGAATGGACTTGTCCAAATTGCGGAACCCATCATGATCGTGATATAAATGCTGCTAAGAATATCCTCCGTGTCGGTCAACTTGACTGCTACGGGGAAGCAATGAAGTCGCAAGCAACAGGCGATTTGGAAAACTCCATTGGCCCTACAGAAAATGACTAGTAAAATCGAGAGACCTGACATATGCTTGTCAGTTGGTCATAGGAGTGGGCAAGCTACACGATCTTTAGTCGTGTAGCAGTTGACCCTTCTTCTAAAACTTGTTCTTGTTGTAGCCATAAACTAGAATCTTTAGATCTATCTATAAGAGAATGGACATGCCCTAGTTGTGGTACTGTTCACGATAGAGATCTAAATGCTTCAGTAAACATTTTGAATAAAGGTCTAGATGATCTTTATAGTTTAACATCGGACGAATTAGCCGATTACAGACGTCGAGAGTCAGTAAATCCTAAAGTAGAAATACCAAAGGTAGATTCATTGAAACGTCTAGTCAGTTTTATAGATTTTTATAAAACGGCATAATTATTAGAATACGCGCTCGCATAAGGGGCTGCCGCAGTAGTTGTTTTGGCTATTTGCGCCGAGGTAGTAAGTTGTCGATATCCAACTGCTGTTGACGAGTTAGAAGCATTGTATACCGTTAAATTAGCCAGAGTGTTAATAGTTCCCGCTAAACTAGAGCTACGAGTGTTGCCGCCCAACGATGATGCAGAGCATACAAAGTTAATCCTGCCGCCAGCGTTGAAAAAATATCTTGCGTGTTGAGCAGATGCAAAACTAACATTGGTGTCTACGAACTGTGACGGTGCAGATGAGTATGGTGCATTAGTAGAGTTAAAAGTGTTAGCTGTTCCAGTGATAGTAGTGCCAAGGGTAGCGGCAGATGCCCTGTTAGTATATACAGAGTTAACGCTTGATTGCAGCGTGCTCAAGTATGTAACAATTGACCCAGCGGTTGGCGCTGCGATTCCAGTTCCTGAACCTGATTGGTGTGTTTTGACAGCATTGAGCTTGTTAATCAATGTTGCCCACTGTGTTGCTGTTACAATGATGCCAGGGGCTACGGCTGGGACGGCTACGACAGGCACTTGTCCGTAACCAGCATCCCCATAACCAACGCCAAGAACAGTGTTTAACTAGTTTGCTCCGTTGATAAGATTATTGTAATCTGCAGCTTGAATCAGGCCGCCTGTTGCGTATGTCATATTACATTTCCCGTATGTTTACATTTATATGACCACCGATACCACGGCTGAAATTTTAGACTCATTTTCGTCTACTTTATCCTCAAGAGCGCGTCCTAATACAGTATAAGTTGATGCTTCACCTTGTTTCGCTGCTCTGGCTACACCATTTCCTGCGCTTACTAAGCGATCGCCCTTGCTTACTGTTCCGACAACTCTAACCAAAATCCTACCTTGAAGTGCTACGGGCGGGTGGGTCATGTCAGAGCCAGCGCCATTATTCATCAAATAAGCTGGGTCTTGGCTTATAACTCCAAACACTTGATCACTTAGATCATCATTACAGATCGTTATTTCGTGTGTTCCACCAAGCATCACCACCGTTCCTGGCTCGTAGACTGTATCAGCAGCGTATCTTTCTGCCAAGTCAGCGTAGTTTGCGGTCGTCGCGTTTCCGTTAAATGTCGTAGCATACATTGATGCCCATTTTAACGAAGGTGAACCCACATTATACGTGTTATTACTAGCTGGGAGAATGTTTGTTGTTATTGTTGTTAAACCAGTGGAGGTCGAAATCTTGCTATCAACATACTGTCTAGTAGCTGCCATTAGTGGATAGCTACCAGTTGATGGGTCATTTCCAATGAATACATATCCAGCGGAACTTAAAGTAAGTGCGGTCTGCAATGTATTCCCAGAGTCTTTTACTTTAAAGATTACGTCATTTGTAGCAATATTGCTAGATAAAATAACATTAGCACCAGCACCACCTGCGGTTATAGTAAAACTTGAGTTTAAACCAGCAGTGAACACTCCCTCAACTGTGAGGTTAGTGTTCATTATTTGTGGTGCAGTTTTAGTAACATAGTTTGATGCTAACACACCGCCCAAACTTAACGAGTTAGTTGCAGTTCCCTTAAAATTGTTAGCGTAAATATCTTTAAAAGGAACTACCGCAGATCCAAAATCTCTTGTGCCAGCACCATCTGCAGTAATGATGCCAGTAATAGTGTTTGACCCAGTGCGACTTAAAATTGAGCTGGATGTTCCGCTCGTTACTGAGTTAACGTAGGAAACGGTTGCTGCTTCAGCTAACCCCAAAGATCCCTTTAGCCAAACGTTGCCCGTAGTTTTGTCAACTCTAATAGACTCAGTAGATTGTCCAAACATTTTAACTTTCAAATCTTTGCCAGCAGTCAATGAAGTTATATTTACGTTCGCGGAGTCCGACGCAACTTGTAAATCGCTTGTTAGTCCGACACCAGCCGTATTAGTAAAAGTTACAGCGCCAGCTACTGTGCCACCCAAGTTTTTGTTTAGATAATCAGTTCCGGCAACACCAGCTAAGTTAATAGCATCTGCTGCTTTGCCATTAAATATGGGAGCAGATTGCCCAGATGCAGGGACAGTAGTCAAGTTAAATCCAGGAACAATATTTAAAAACCCAGGAATAGTGTTACTCTGAAACGAATCTGGACTAATAATTGCTACTACATTGTTATCAATATAAAATTTAACGACGTGATGGTTTGAGGCATCAACAGTAGAAACCATGTCCTCAGGGTAAGCCCCAGTTTTACCAAAATTTGCCGAAGCTACAGGGCCGACAAGAGTCCACCCATCAGGATTTGGGGCAGCACTTGATTTAACAAATAACTGATTAAGAGCTGAATTCCACCATACATCACCAATAACAGGGTTTGCTGGGGCGGTTTCGCTAGTAGTTGAGCCGGCAACTGATTTCCAAACCGTGCCGTTTCTAACTTTAAGAACCTTGCTAGTGAAATCCCACCAAATTTGACCTTCCAACGGATGTGGGGGCTCAGTAGTATTTGAAAAATTTTCTAAAAGGTGAACAAAGTTTTCGTTTAGGAATAATCCGTATCCAGCATAATTTTTACCAACTAATGTAATACTAGTTGATAGTTTTGCGTCCACTGTGCCGTCAAATACAGTCTGTAATGGGGTGCCGTTTGTTTTTGTAATGTTGTAACTCATATATTTTTAATCCTGCGTATACTTATTTATCTGTCAAAAAGGTTATGACCTGCCAACCGAAATTTCAACTACTCCGTAATCTCCATCAAAGTTTTCCAATGATTTACCTAATACCGTGCCACACTCAGGACGATTGTTTACTCTAGCCCTCCCATCTTCAGCACTTACTAGCAAATCTCCTTTACAAACAGGGCCAACTACTTTAACTGGGCACCGTCCTTGAAGTGCCAATGCCACTACAAACTCGCCTTCACAATTACTATTCATTAAATGAGCTGGGTTTGTTGACACGACTCCAGCAACTGAGTGCAAATCATTGACAGTAGATTTAGTTACCTCAAACTCACCACCAAACACTAACACTGTGCCTGACTCGTATTGAAAATCTGCCACATAGTTTTCTGCTAAGTCGGCGTAGTTTGCCGTTGTTGCATTACCGTTAAATGTCGTCGCATAAACTGTACGGAAGGAGTTTGTCACTGACCCAATGTCAAGTAACGCAGATGATGTTGTTGCTATACCACCAGATGCGATAGTAATTTTGGCAAAATGTGGGTCCACTAACAACGCATACTGAGTCAAATCTTGCGCTGTGCCTGACACCACATTGTTTACTAGTGTAGAAACAAAGGCAGTTGTTGCTATTCTTGTTGAGTTGTCAGTCGTAACAGGTGTGGGTGATGTTGGTGAGCCGCTAAACGATGGACTAACCAGTGGGGCTTTGTTACTCAACGCGGTATTTACGTCGGTGCCAAAACTAGCACTATTATTAACTGCTTGGCTTAGTGCCGACAAAGTATTTAGTGTTGGGGTAGTGCCTAGCAGAGTTGATACTGCAGTATTGATATTTTGCTGGCGTGTCGTAGCTTCAATTTGAATGTTAGTATCAACATAGAGTTTAGTTACTGCTTGATTATTTGCTGTAACCGCACCACTTAAAGTAAGGCTGTTAAAGGCACCAATGCCCGACACTACTTCATCCGTCGACACCCCCTGTGAGTGTAAGAACGCTACTTTAGCACTTGGAGAACCAATGGAATATTGCCCGTTAGCGTCAAATGTTATGCTACTTGATAACGCGCTTGAGCCATCAAGTGGGTAATACTGTTGTAAAGATGTATTAAGTGAGCTGTCAACATATTGTTTAGTCGCTACTCCAAGAGAGTTAGTTGGGTTGCCAGCAACTAGTACACTCCCGTTCGCACCAACAATAGTCAACGAATCAGTAATAGTACCATTTGGCAATGTTACACTCATTACCACGTCGCGGTTGGGTACGTTTCCTACCAGCTTAACCGCGTTACTTACGACTTTGATCGTAAAATCACTAGATGCGCCAATGGTAATACCGTCATTTGACAAAGTAGAGATAGGATAGTTTGATGATGATGCTACATCTGATCGCAAATAGTTTGCAGCCAAAACCCCGCCCAAGCTGAGGGCGTTTTCGCTGTTGCCGTAGTAGGTATACGATGTTTTTAAGTTGATGCCGGGCTTAATCGTTGAAAATCCCGCAATATCAGTAGTCGTAAATGTAGGGTCTTTACTGACGACTGCCATGTCTACTCCTCCAACACTAAGTATTGATACTACATGCGGTTGGGCCAAGTTATCATTTACTGTAACTGCTCGTTCACCGGTTTGACCTTGTGCCGACGTAAATATTGGGCCAACCGTGTCCCATGATGAACCGTTGAACACCTTTAACTGTTGAGTAGTTGGGTCCCACCATAGTTCACCATTGCTAACAGTAGTAGGAGCAAGAGTAGTGTTACTAGTTCCACTTACCATTCTCCATCCAGTACCCGATCTTACAAGCAGTTTCTTGTTAACTTTATCCCACCATAACTGCCCTTCCACTGAACCCGATGGCGCGACCGGGCTTGCAAAATTTTCAAGCAAGTGAAGGAAGTTTTCATTTTGTGGCTCACCATACCCAGCATAGTTTTTACCGATGAGAGTTAAACTGGTGCTGTTATCTACTGTCCCGTTCGCAACAATAATAGGAGTAGTTGATGAGTCGTAAAAGTTAATGGTGAATGACATATTTTATCTATACTTTATTGTGACTGGCCATGCCAGTAAATACCCTTGACTGTACGGTAATTCTCTAAAGTTGGAGTATCAGGCACAGTATTAACTATATTTATCAAAGTTCGCAATGTTTTGCGTTTCTGCTCAATGAATCTCACATACGCATCTCCCAACTGCTGAATTTGCTGCTTGCTATGCTCACGCAATGCCCATGTCGAGTCAATATTTTCCGCTTCAGCGCAGGTCACGCTAAATCTCCAATCCACGGTTGCATAAGGCGACAGTGATGAGGATACTGCCGCTTGTATATTTTGCTGATCTAGCAGTTGAGAAGGGTAAAAATGAGGAGTTCCTAGAACTGACGACACTAGTCCGCTCTTGCAAACAAAGTCACATTCAGCGTAAAGTTCTTTTATTTTGTTTGCCTTAGCGGAAGTAACACTTGGGAGAGAGGTAATCTCTGAAGTTTGCGGTTTGAAATATAAATCTTGCTCAGGTAGCACTCCCATCTTTATTCCACTAAAATACGAAATAACCATATTGGCTGCATTGAGATCGTAGATTGGTTTATATGAATCTGAATAGGCCGCACAATTTGGGTCAGATGGATGTGTATACGAAACTATACGCATTGTCATTGGATCTACAACTACTGTTAAAAATATGTTATTCATTTATTCACCTTTAAGCGTAAACCATGTAGAATTTTCCATCATGGACAACGTAGCATAGCTTTGACTTGCTGCACCATACACTTGGAGCGTGAATCTATACTTAAATCCAGCTGGCAATGCTGGTTGTAGAGTGTTATTATACTGCGATACCGCAATTCCGTTTTCTGTCATCCCAGGCAATACTGTAGCATTAGGAAATGTTGCTACAAGTTCCCTTTTTAGTTGCTCTCCTGATACTGATGTTGTTTCTGTAGAAATACTCTTAAATCCGTTAAGCTGCCCAGTGCTATCTGTTACCTTACCCCATGTGTTATCTTCGTGCGTATCGTATACTTCCCAAATTCCAGTGGCAGCATTTAACTTCTCTACTTTCAAATAGTAAGCAATACTAAATGGTACTGAATTGGACAATGCCACCATTGATGAATTATGAATTACCACCCTAGTAGGTTGATCACATTTAAATTCATAGTAGGCCGGGCAACAAATTGTTGACACATATCGCTTAGAGGTCAATGTTTCAGTGTAAGTTTGATAAAGCGGGTGATTCCTGTACGTCATACTTGTCGAATCAATAAACTGATTAGAATAGTTTAGATTATTATTGTTCCAGTGTGTTGCTCCAACACTGGCTACTCCGCTGAGCCACCAACTCAAATAAGTTGTTGAGTCGTAAACTTTAGAAGTTAAGGTTGGGTTGTTTACGTTAGGAACCGAAGCTACAATATTTGTTACCCTACCCTTAGTATCAACTGTAATTTTCTGTATAGCAGTGTACTCACCTGCAGCCACTGGTGATGTGGCTAAACTTACCACCACATCACCCCCTGATGTAGAAGTAGTAGATCCTGGGACTAATGCTAACTCGACTTCACCAGGAGTTCCATAATACGACTTTATTTTTGCAGTAATAGTTGAGTCAATATTTTTGTTAACCCATTTTGTACCGTTAAACACTAGTGCTTCGTTGGTAGCTGGCGCAGTAAGGGTAGAGTTAGCGGCAGTAAAAGTAACCCCCTGTGAGCCAACTACATCAGACACAGCCGATTTGACAAATGCCGTAGTAGCTAGTCGGGTTGAGTTATCAGTTATAGGTAGCGGGGTAACTAGTGTCGGAGTACCAACAAAATTCGGGCTGTTAATATTAGCTTTAGTTAGCAAAGAGTTAGCAGCAGTTGTATAATAGTTCGCATCATTATTAATCGCATCAGACAACTTACGCAAAGTATTGAGAGTTGCCCCGTTAACTAGGTTGGATATTTTAGTGTTAGTATCGTTAGTAACTTGAGTAGTAACTGCTGATGCTGAAAGGTCTAAATACTGCTTTGTTATAAGGGCACTTGGACTATTAGGTGATGATGAGGCTAGCGTTACTTGATTAGCATGAGAATCAAACAATAAAGTACCAGCAGTATTAGATATAATCAAATCTCCAAGCAGTGTGGTAATGCTTTTATCGTTACCCACGCTTTCCAGTATTAGCGGTGCTGCTGAACTTACTTGAAGTGTTTTTGCGCCAAGATTACCGGTGAAAGTAACGTCTGGTGTAAACTTGTTAATATAATCTGCTCCAGGAAGTCCTAATAGGTTATCAGCATTGGTAGCAGTACCTTGAATTTTTATACCAGAAACTAAATTTATTCCGGGGATTATTTTAGTAAGGCCAAGATATATTCCATTTAATGTAAACTCAGCGTCTTTACTTAACACCGACAGAACATTTCCCCCAACTTTAAGTAGAGATACTTTATGTGTTATGTTAGCATTGTCAATTAGTGTGTGGGATTCAAAAATTGTGTTAATATCCCCGGCTTTACTTCCTGGACCAATCAAGACCCATTCACTAGCATCGTTTAATACATATAGTTGCTGATCACTATTGTTCCACCAAAATTCACCAGGTTTAGCGGTTAGCGGGGCCGCTGATGAAATAAGTGAGTTCGAAATGATTTTGAACTCAGTTCCATTAAATGCCTTAAGTTGCTTATTGCCTGAATCCCACCAAAGTTGCCCTTCTATCGGAAAAGTAGGGGCGGTCGTATTAGCGTGATGTTCAAGTAATCGCAGAAAGTTATTTCCAATCAGCTGTCCATAATTGTGAAAATTTTGACCAATCAGTGAAATACCTAAGGTAGTGTCAAGGGCTCCTTCACCTAATGTAGCGTATCGTCTTCCATCTGTGTATGTAATATCATATGCCATAGTATTATCCGATATTGCTTAAATTAGTTAACGAACTGATACGTATAGTGTAGTCGATTTGAATCAATCTATTTGCTGATTTTTGAACGGGGTGAAAAATTACATGAGTAAGTAACTTGTTGTATGTATTGGTTGATTTATCATACCCACGAATTCCCAACTCATCAAAAACATAAGTGCTTTCTAAATTTTGGCTGTTGTCGAATGCTGCTTGGCCAGCGGGTTCACCATAATCTAATAGGCAGGTCATAAACACATCAGTGTAAATAGCACCGGGGGTATGCCTAATTTCCATTCTGTTTCTAGCGCGATCAACATTGTTGGCACTGGTGTCGTCAATGATTTTTTGGTACGTTTGATTGTATAACTTAGCGGTTGATCCTACAGAGTTTGGAGGAGAGTAAGTAATAACTCCTGTTGGATCAACGCTGGTCCCACCATTACCAAACGCCATAACGTACATATATGCATCGCCTTTGTTAGCAACACTATAAGCTAATGATTCAGAAAAGTTTTCGTAATGAATGCTATTTTTACGATCAACCAAAACTTCGTTAGTAGTTGGATCAGTAATCTTCACAAATCCTTCTAGCTTAATTCCAAAACAGTCATTCATTTTATGCCCTACCTTCTATAATAACTTTGCCAGATTCTGGATCATACACTTTGATCATATCCTCAACATTTAACCCAGCAATAACATCTGGCTTCTTCTCATTTCGAATAGGAGTTTTCAATAAATGTTTGCTATCTTCAGTTAACGGTGATTTGTTTTGAGTATTCATATTGTTATTTATCCTAAGGTTTCACACAGATATTGATACTGGACCAGCCGGAGATTGCTGAAGGAATACTGATTGTGGTGATGTTTGCTGCAACAATCCAGTTCCATCATTGGTGTATCCTGTTATCCCAACACCCGATAATGCTGTGTACCAGGCCGTAGTGGCTGATCCTGCTGGCAATTGTTGTTCTGCGCTGATATCAGACACTTTCGTACCAACTGGATATTCAGCCCCAATGCCTGTTCCTGCGACACCACGGCGTAGTTGTCCTAGTGTATTAGTTATCGGATCTATGGTGTAGTAGGTTATTCTCTCACCGTTAATGTAAATCACCCCTGGTGTTCTAAGCAGCAAGCTAGGAATGGGCAGTGCCGACACATCGGCTACATGAATCACTGGGTTCGCATCAACTGGGGGCCATACTAAGGGCTCAGTTAATACGGTCGTGTTCCTCTCACTAACACGAGTAATATCCCAGTTTATTGATTCGCGGTCAAAAGTTGCTACCCCATCGTCAAACTCAGTATGCAGCTCGTTAAAGGTAGTTTGTGCTTCATCAAAGTTTTCGCTAGATCCGTCAAACATGGTGACAGAATCAATATCAAACGATGTGAAGTAATCTTGAATCATCCCTGATGAGATTCTAAATCCAACTGGAGGTAGTGTTCCGGTGTCTTTATTAATAACTGTGATGTAAAGGGTATCATACATCATACCTGGCAGCATTTCCTCAGGTGCGTGACTAGTATACGCTGAAATAAACTTACCGCTGTCAACTATGCTGCTATAATCCGTGCTAGTTCCTAGCTCTAAATCTGTGAAATAGCTTTCAATGATCGCATCGTAATCTTCTTCACCCAATCTGTTACCGTCAAGCGTGTTTCCTGGGTAGCTAACACCGCCAAATAATCGTTCTGGGATATTTGGAGCCATGCCAGGAGTAGGTTGATAATATGCCGAAGATCTGTCCACTGCTGTAGTTAACCCATGATCAGCCACTTCAGTAAACTGGGTTATATTAAAGAAATCACCGCTGTTAATGCTGTTGTTGGCTTGGTAAACTACGTGCTGAAATGTGACATAGTTGTTGGCGTTATAATCCGTGTTCGCTTGCCATGGTGTGATATCTGTGGAATAGCTTACTCTATCAAGTTTAATCACAGTGTCAAATGTTCTGACATTACTATTGCCCATAACAGCATAGCATGCCGCCACTCCACCTTCAATGTTACTATTATCGACACCGCCACCAGTGACAACAATGGTTGGCCTAGAGGTATATCCAGATCCGTGGGAGTCAACGTTTACCTTTAGCACCGTACCAGTTGCAAAGCTCACAACTGCAGTAAGTTTTGCGTGCCTAATATCACCATCAGGCAACCCACCGCCGGTAACCGTTAGGATAGGTGGGACTATATATCCAATGCCCGGAGTCTCAACGGTTACAGATTGTATATGATATGTATTATTAGTCCTCCAAGATAAATATTCATCTCTTGACGCAATGATCCCAGCATCCCTAGCATGCTCGCCGTTTGGACTACGCCATGTTTGTAAGTCTGTATCGTAATACGATGGTAAGTCAAAATCTGTCGCAGTAATATTGCCCGTGTCATACCCGTCATAGTTTGTAACAAACTCACGGATCTTAGTGCGGTAGGGTTTTATTTCGTTTATGTAATCGCTAAGGTATGTTTGGTTGTCACGAACATAGCTAGGGTATTGCGCAAGTTGGCGCAAGTTATGGAGAACTGAAATAAAGCTAGATTTAAACACCCAATCAACCAGTCGCTGTTCTGACAGAATATACTGTAGCATCATGAAGAACATTTTTGTAAACTCTGTTGATAGTGTGTTTACAAATATTGAATCTCGCAATGCGTATAATATGTTTCTAAGTTCTACACCGGGGTTTAAATCAAACTTAACTGAATCAAAGTTGTCGTTATCAAAGCCGATTTTGTTAGTATTGTGCGACCATAGTGCGTCAGACAGTTGGATAGTTCCGTTTTGAATTCCTACTACAGTAGTAGATAGATCATAGTTAACAGAAAATACTTTAAACTTGCCGCCGCCACTATCGCGAACACGAATAGTATCGTTCGGAGCTAAGGTTAACTTAGCCATGTCTTTAATAGTGTCAACGGTATATGTTGGTTTTATTGTAAAATCATATCCTGGCAGATACCAATCAGCATAATCCCAATAATCAGCAGTGCGATAACTTTGTGTCCTAGCTAGTTTAAACACTGGTGTCGTTTGATCTAATATTCCAAGGTCATTTTTTTCGTAGTCAACCTCGTAAATAGTCCATTCATTATCAAAGTTAGCGTCGGCCATAACTAATATGCTTTGTCCGAATGATGTTTTAACCGTCGCTATATTATCAGGATCATTCAATGATGCCAGTGTGTAAACTGGTTTCCGCAATGCGGTCATATCTAAATATGATAGTTCTTCGTACGAGTCAACTATCATAGAGTTTCCTTGCTCATCCCAAGTAAACGGAATCTTATCAGCAGACGTCAACTGAGTTAAATCAAACTCTTCAGCAGCAGGAACATCTTTAAGCACGGCGTTAACATATTGAACAATATTTTTAACACCTTGCAGTTTGTTTACTAGCAGTGTTTGGCGTGGTCTAATAGAGATGCCATACCGTTCTGCTTCCGTTAATCTATAATCAGGAACAATGTTGCCGTTCTGATCTTCACCAGCCAAACTATCTATTAGCTTTTCAACAATATTTGATGGCAACTCGCTAGTCAATGCTGTTTCATTTACTAACTTGAACTCGTTGTGAATCAATGTATCAGTGTTAAGTAAATCATACCCTACATGAAAAATAGTAGAATCGGCTGAAATATACTTTGCGATGTTAAACAATGACACGGCATTATTTTTAATATAAGCAGCGTAAGGAATATCTTGTTGAGTTGGGTAGGCAATAAACTTAGATATTTCAAGTATGCTACTATTTCTAAATGGTAGTAGTGAGTCAAACGTTTCTTTGTTTTTAACCCAGAAATAGTATGTTGTGGTTATTAGTCCAGTTGCTTGGTGGACATTCATCTGAACAACATATTTACTGTCATCGGTGTATTTAGGAACGCCATCACCACTATATTCTGACGGTTTTACTTTACTTGAAACCCACTCATATACATCTACCGTCGATCCTGGAAACATTTTTCCCCAGTTTCTAGTGCGGTAATCCAATGATCCTTGCTCATACTCTATATACCGCACGGAGTCTATATCCCACCATACTTTACCTACCTGTTGACTTCCCCAGCAATAGATGTCAGTAGTTGGATCAGTGTTGTTATACGCTGCGGGGTCAAACGATGTTTTAAACTCTATATCGTCCTCGGCTACACCAAGCAGCTTACCCTTAGCTGGATCATAAATGTCCAAGTGCGCAAGAATATTCTGCTGTTTTTGGTTGTAAATATAGTTTCTAGTGACTGACTTATAATCAACTCTTGGTTCCTGTTTCCTAATCAACTGCCAAGACTGAGACAAATATTTATTTTCAAAAATAGCTACTTTACCACCATTAATAGTATTGCCATCAAAGTTTGGCGACCCAACAAAAATACACCCATTGCCAGCAGCAAGTGATTTACCAAAGGTATCTAAGTTTTTAATACCAGATTCGCCGAGTTCTTGACTATATGAATAAACTGTGGTGCTATTCCCAGCAAGAAGGTCATATAAATAGACTGCCCCGGAATTTCTTACATAATCACTGACTGTCGTAGTACTATTATCAAGCATAAAATACGATCCGTCCTGTGACGCCCTCGACACAGAGTATGCATCTGAACTTGATACTGTTAGATGCTTAGTTTTAGTATCTACTGCTATGGTAGTACCAAAATGTTCGATATCATGTTGGAACGGTTTTTTAATTAGTTGAACAAATTTAAATTTCCAGTTGCTATTATTAAGTGGAATATCTAATAGATATCTATGAACTGCTCCATAATAATACCGTTCATCTGGAATAGCCCACCCTGGTGCTCCAACTAATAACTCAGTACCACCTAATGTTAAGAGCAGTGATTCGCCAAACCTGCCATCTATTAGATGCTCATTTGGCTGTAAAACGTCTCTAAGTGTGTACGAGTCTGCCAGAATAGAGTATATGTAAACTGCTCCACACTGCGAGGTTGAGTTATACTCAGATTTTGGTGACCCAACGAATAAGTAGTTTCCGTTATAGCTGCATGCCAATGATGCCCCAAACTCTCCGCTGTTATCCCCAATTATTGAGTAAGCTAGCGTAAACTCATCAGCAAAGTTTTTTCTATAACATTGTACTTTTCCTGCGTTTGGTGCGCTTGCAAACAGCCACATTCCATCACTACTAATAGAAATAGTGTTGCCAAACCCACTTTTTTCATATTCTAGTTGTATAACTGCTGATGACCCAGTGGTTTGACCTGCGCTGTTAATAGTTGGAACGACAGTTATTGTCGGGGGAACTATATACCCCAAGCCAAGGTTTAATAGTTTTACGTCGTGAATGATATACGGGCGTAGACTTGAAAAGGTTGGTGTAAACACTGTTTCAATTCCGATGCCATTAGTCAATGCGTTACCATTAGTTACGGACACCGTTGGTGCTGATGAGTACCCATAGCCCCCAGAGATCATATTAACACCAATAATGTTTATTGGAGCAAGAATTTTTGCTGTGGCAGAAGTTGTGGCTGGTCCAGTGCCGGTTATTGTTACTACAGGGTCAGTTAAATATCCATCACCAGGATTTATTAAACTTATTCCTGTAATAGTGCTCCTAGTATTGAAATAACTTGAAGACACTGAATAACTAATGCCACTGCCAGTGGTATCGCCCACTGCATTAGTGATAGTGACCGTAATTCCCGACGCTGGGCCATACCCTGAGTTAGCTGAAACATCAATACCAGTGATTTCAAAATATGCTGGGGTGTTATTTGCAGACGCTACTGCAGTTGCCGCAGTAGTTGAGCTACCAACAAAGCTAACTGCTGGAGGTTTGGAATACCCTGCCCCGGCGGAATCTAACACTATACCTGTCATAGTAAAGCTAGTATCTTCAATGGATGCAGTTGCTTTCGCTTGCCGTGTAAAATCAGTGTACCAGTTGCTTTTATACAGATACGAATATGCCGCGGTTTCAGTAGTCGAGGCTGAATCAACTGTGCTTTCTTTTGCCCCATTTGTCAAGTAATTTGTAACTATTATAGGAGTAAAGTGTACCTCAGATTTTGTGTCACCAATGATGCAAGCTCTCCCTGCATTATTAACTAAAGAGGTCCATCTCGCATTGCGAGGCAGTATGGAAGATGTCCATACTGCTAAATCTGATGTCGAATATAACAAATTTTCAGTATCTGTATTCGCTACTCCTCCAATTGCCACCGGATTGCTATATATTGTACGAGTGGCAAGTATTTTATATTCGCCGTTAACTAATGAAATAGAGTTAAATCGTGTTATCTCAGAAATTTGTGTAGACGATGGAATGTTAAAGTACTCAATACCATCAGTTATTAGTGAGTAATCCCAAGTATCGCCATCAATTGATGTCATCAAATAATAATGATGGTACATTACATAGTGTTGAGGATTACCATCATTGAACTCTTGCTGTGTTTCTAACGTCGCAACGAAGTTTCCATCTAGTGTGGTTAAATTGGAAACTTCCCATCCAAATAAATTTTCCCCGGGCATTGGCATATTAAACGTTTACCTGTGTGACTTTATTATATTTATCCTGCCAGAATATAGTGATTTCATAGGTTATTTGCCTTCGCCCACGCCATTGATGTTCCAGCTGGCCATCCGTATAATGCATCTATATCTGCTGCTGTTTTGCCTATACTCATTGCGTACTGCCAAAGTGTCAGTTCAGATGATCTGCCATTTCTTACTGCAGGATCATTTGCATACGCATTTACTGCTACTTTAGTCCATGCAGGCGTCGCGGGAGTTGCGGCCGTTGTGGCGGGTATTGATGTAGTAACTGGAGTAGGAACTGGTGTAGGAACTGGTGTGGGTTTCGGAGTTATACTACTAGTCGCAGCAGGTGGTACATAATTAGATGAGTTTGAACTTTGTAAATCTGGTATGTTTGCTCTAGCCCACGCCATTGATGTTCCAGCTGGCCATCCGTATAATGCATCTATATCTGCTGCTGTTTTGCCTATACTCATTGCGTACTGCCAAAGTGTCAGTTCAGATGATCTGCCATTTCTTACTGCAGGATCATTTGCATACGCATTTACTGCTACTTTAGTCCATGGAATATTCACTGTGGTTAGACTATTCCAATCAAACTCCGGTTCTGTGTTAGCTATCCACGGTTTAATAAATGGGCTTATATTTCCCCCACCATCCCACAGAAGTTTAATGCGGGAATTTGATCTTCGAATTTCATTTATTGTCTGTATAAAAATACTATTTTTTACTATTGGAATCTGAGTGGCAGGGTCAGTACTGACACTTTTTATCCATGCATCCTTTACTGTTCCTTGACCTAAGGTATTGGGTTGTGCCGCTAACCAATTTATATATTGTTGCTGCTCTGGAACTGTAATAGCTGCAGCACTTCCATTTTGCACAATGTCTGGGGTCGCTAAGTGGGCTGCATCTTCGCCGCTACCCGGGCTTCTTGGTGTTGCAGGGGTAGATGCATCAGGTCCGCTTCCTGGTGTAAATCCGCTTCCTGGTGTAAATGCAGTATATCGATATATTGGTATTGATACGGGCCTGAAATACTTTTTATTTTCAAACAAGAAATTAACTTTAAGAGAAGTTGAAGTAGTTGACGTCGATAGCGGAGTGATATCCAATGGTCCAGAGTATGCGCCAGATGAGTCAAGATATATATGCTTTTCTCCTGGGGTGATCACTACTGGGGGTATTGTTGGATTACCTGCCGCTGTTGTTGCAACCCACTCGGGTTCAGTTAACACTTTATTCAAATTAGTAAGGTCAGATAGTCTTGTGATGACATAATTTTTATACCCTACTACTCTATTACCGATTAATTTTGCAATAACATCAGCAGTTGAATACCCAGATGCTGTACTTAGATTATTTGTCGAATACTCAGTAATGTCTATATATTCTTGCATTGTAATGCCCGGCGCATCATCCGCGGTTAGCAGCATTAAATCAGCAGCAATCTTTGAAACTACCTGAGAAGGTGAATAAGGTGGTGTTACATACGCGTTACTTACAAACTCCTTAATTGTTAGTCCAGTGTCAATTTTAACACGAAATGCATCAAAAGTGACCACTGTGTTTGTTATTTTACTTTTAAATGCTGCAATTAGTTTCATAATTATGCCGTTTTATAAAAATCTATAAAACTGACTAGACGTTTCAATGAATCTACCTTCGGTATTTCTACTTTAGGATTTACTGACTCTCGACGTCTGTAATCGGCTAATTCGGCCGATGTTAAACTATAAAGATCATCTAGACCTTTATAGAGTATGTTTACTGAAGCATTTAGATCTCGATCATGTTTAGTACCACAGCTAGGACATGTCCAATCTCTAGTAGATAGGTCTTTAATGAACTTTTCGTCTTGTGGTAAACAAGGACCAATAAAATTATGATTGAAAGATGCAACAAATTGATTCCAGATATATCTAACCGCACCAAAGTTACGGTCCAGAAAACTAGACTGTTCCTTAGTGGGATAGATTCGGTATTTGAATGATTTTAGAACTAATTGAGTCATAAATTATATTGGATTATATAGTTTAGTTAATGTTTTAAGTTTACCATATATAAATTATATTGAAGTTATATGGTTATTTATGGTAATTTATGGTAATTAAAATTTAGTCATATTATTTCCTGTAGCCGCATTAAACTTCAGTTGAGGTGTAAACAACAGTATCGTTTTTAACACCACCAGAAATTGAGACTGTCAAGTCAACTTGAGTTCCAGCATTGATGGCCGGTGGTACAATTGACACGTTAAGAGAGTTACTAGGATTTGTAATTGGCGGGGGCAGTGGTGCAGTAGTCCTGGAAGATGCTACTGCCACGGGTTGCCCGGGTGGGGTAACCTGTATTGAATTCCACGTTGTTAAATCTGCCGTAGCGGACGCAAATATTATTGGTGAATTTACTAATCCAAATGTCTTTTGAATTAGACTTTTCGTACCGTTGCTAAAAATTTTGTTGCTATTCATAAGTTCACCTACCAGTAATATGCTCTAACAGGAAACACTGATTCTGCCGCGGCAGGCAATATTGTTATTGCTTGCCAAATAATTCCATCGTCTGATGTAAGCAGTGTATCGGTTTCGGTTTCGTTGAGTTGGGTAATAGCAAACTTATTATTAACATAGGTAATATCTAGATTATTTATGACTGACAAATCTAATGTCTCTAATATCGGTTTCATATTAGTTTCTTGTGCAGTCCATGTTTTACCATCTTCTGTAGATATTAGCCAAATAGTATTTGATGTAATAGCAGCGTAATCTGGTGGTATCGACCGTTGACAAGCTAGCGCATACAATTTATTATTTGCAATGATTGGCACACCCAAGAAAAGTTCTTTCCCATTGTTATCAATTATCATGTTTTCTACCCAATTCACACCATTGGATGAAATGTACAAACTATGCTCTGCATTGACACCCAAATCAACCAACACGTAAACACCAGCAAACAAAGTTGCATACGGATTAAAGAAAGATTTAGAAACCGCGTTTGTGATCCATGAATTATTAAGAGTTAACGAACCAGCAGCGCCTAGCACAGTCGCGACCCCTGATTTAATGATAGTTGACGCAATATTTTCAAACGTCGTGCCGCCACCATAAACTTCAATCACTGGGGTGTCTAAGTATCCTGCTCCCGGATCAGTAAGGGTGATTCCTGATATTTCGTAAAACCCAGTGCTTGGGTTGAGTGCGCCTTCAATAGATGCTCGAGATGTGTCTGTCGAAGCACCGAATATTTGAGCATATGGCTTACTAGTGTATCCCAGCCCTACGTCAGTTAGCGCCACCGAGGCTAACTTAGCACCAACCAATGTTCCAGTGACGTGGGCGGCTGCCCCTGAGCCGTCGCCAGTAAACACTATAAATGGTGGCTTTTGATAACCATCCCCAGCATTGACCATTGTGACACCTGTCACTGAACCTGTTGCCGCCGAGACATAATTTCCTAAAATAACTGCGTTAGCCTGTATCCCTAAGGGATCTGTTGGTGCGCTGATGACAACTTCTGGTGGAAGAGTGTAATTGCTGCCGAGCGAGGTCAAGGTGATTTCTATTGATCCAAACGACTCTGGCACTGCCACTACTGTTAACGATGCAGTTGCTTGAATACCGCCAGAAACTTCTGGTGCAGCAATAGATACAGTTGGTACAGTATCATACAGATTATCAGGTACAGTCAAAGTTATGTCATCCACTGGAATGCCAGTTAGCGGCACAGCTCTTTCTGTTATCAGCTCAGCACGAGCGCCAGTTCCACCGCCCCCCGCAATATTGACAGTAAAGTTATCTAGACACGTATAACCGCTTACTCCGCTGCTATTAAATCCTAAGTTCGCCGCTGACAACGCAGTTGATGCATCAACAAACTCACCAACAATCTCTATTTCTAAGTTTTTTCCAGAATCAACGTAATACGATCCAGACCCATTATCTGAATAATAATACCCCGGTGTAATGACAATTTCAGGTATAGAGGTGTAGTTGACCCCAGGGCTTACTAATGTTGCTCCAGTAATTTTTATGCCTGCGGTGTCATACAATGTATTCTTTTGAACACCGCTACCTTCGACACCAAGCAAATAAGTAAGGATGCTACTTTGTGTAGTTGCAGAATAATACTCTAAGTTATCTGAACTTATTGCAATAGACTTATCACCAATGGCAATAGCTTTTCCAAATATATCCGCACTTCTATAATGCTCAGTATCAGTAGTGCCTGGACTTATTTCATAAAGCCCCAAATAGTTTTTAATAAATGGTCTAGGTAATTTTCCAATTTGACCAGGAGATCCAACTATGACGATAGACCCATCTTCATTTGATGCAATAGTAGACCCATACTGCTCACTTAGTGACAACGGAATTGGTTTATTGTCGACTCCTAGCTCATTTAAGTCTGAAGAATATTTCCACGGGCTTGTTTTGTTGTACACTGCCCATCCGTTGATTGTATTTTTGTCAGCCCATACTTTGTCACCATCTTTCCAACTAAACTTCGGAGTAAGATTAGCTACTTCAATCAACTCGTCAACACGCATGCTTGACAGATTAAACAGAGTTCCATATCCTTCCATATTTGGCGTTGAAATCATTGTTGCTTCAAGGCTTGAAGAAATCGTAGCATACACAGTATGCATACTAGTGATGCGATATACACGGTAAAAGTTATCAACATCAGCGGAGAAGTTTTTAATAACAAATACTTCACCAACCGATAGCTTGTGCGGTAGATCTGTTGTAAACTCAGCAATTCCATCTAAGTTATAGTCAGCATTGGTAATATGTATTTGAGATTCAGACACGCGCAAAACATCCCAATCCCCGTCTAAGTTTTTAGCTACCCAAATCTTGAATCCACTGTATACTTTTGAGGCTAAGTCGCCAATGAAGGCTGGGTTTGACAAATCAAAAATTGTAGCATCTATGTCATCTAAATGAACATACCCTGCTGACGGGAAATCGTTTTCTGAGTTTACCGAATCATCTCTATCATTTAGGAAGTTTGGTCTGAAAGTTAGCGGCTTTTTATACAATGTGTTATAGTACATTGTCACAGAGTTTTCAGATTGCAACTCATCACCTGGATTCTGCAAGTTAAATGCTACTGGATCTTGTTTAAACAATGCTTCGCCTAGCTGCACTTCTAGGAACTGGTTGCTTTCAAGAGCACCATACTCTCCAACACGGAATGCCCATTCTTCAGTTACCGCAATTTTACCAGTGATATGATTTATTGACAAATCGCCCAAAGCAGAAATAGCAGCATGTGTGCCTTTGTCTTTAATAAATCCTTGATAGAATTTGGATTGAGATGTTGGGGAAATACCCAAATCTATTAGGTAGCTTCTAGATTGATTTCCTATTAGGCCATCACTTAGTGAATTTAAGTTGTTATCTTGAACCTGCCCATCAATGTCATACATGTTTTCAAATCTACCAGCACCATATGCCAGATTTGGAATAATTCCAGATTTGAAAAAAGTAGAATCCACCTGCTTCCATTTTGTAAAGTCAAAGTTATCGCTGGCAAGAATCTTAGCCAAGGCCGTATAAATGTTTCCTTTGTATTGAACAATCTCGCCCTTGTTGTAATCTCTAAATACTTCCCAGCCAGCTATATCTGCATTGGTATGCATAAATCCTGGAAGGCTTAGTTGCCCTGTCCAGTTATCTGTCTTATTGCCAATGAGTTTTAGCCTATATTGTCGATTTCCCAATGCAGGTGCATAGATAATATCTTTAAACTCAGTTTGATTGTCAAATATCAGCACATGCTCATACTGAACTAATGCTAACGACACTAGGCCAATGGTTCGATCCGCAGGAGTAGTTATTGAAAACACCCCGTCATTGCGCACAATAGAACTTTGTTTAGGCGGGATAAAGTTAAATCCAACGTCAAGTATCTTAGATCCTAATCTAGAGTTTTCAATCTTATCTACTACTGCAGCCGGGTGTATTACCGTAAACTCATTCAATAATGGTGATAGCACCAGTAAACTACCATTTCCCCATCCTTGCTGCGCCCAAGTTAAAAATTCCTTGACCGATAACTCCCAATTTCGTTCTTCACCGAGTGATTGATCAAATGTTTTAAACTGGAGTCCAAGTGATATCAAATATCTACCATAACTCACAATGAAGTCAACAACTTGTTGTGTATTTCTAAATTCTTGTCCATAAGGAATATCTACTACTGCATCTTCCCATCCCTCATAAATTGTGCCAGCTAAATTTAAAACTGTTACTGTATGTTTAGCCGATGCGGTATTACTTGGTATAATCTTGAATATTGGGTTAGATACATTATACCCCGAAACAGTAAACCCAGCCGGAGTAGAGGTTATAACTAACGCACTATAGTTAATGACTGATACTGGTGACGATTTATGTAGATATACCTTGTAGTTTTCATCAGGTATTACTACTGAATTATTAGCACTGTTTGGATTACTTTGCTCAGCATAAATTTTCAAATAGTTTTTATCAGTGAATCCTGCTACCTTATAGCCAAGATTGATTGACACTCTGTCTACATATTTGTGAAGTAGCGTACTAGGATTAACACCACGACTAGTAGCATAATCAACAATCCAGTTAGTATATCCTGCATTGCGCATTATTGTGTCGTCAATGTTTTCACCGTTGAAAACAAAATCCAATGGTGTTATTTTTTGTTTTGTATCTTCAATGAAAAACTGATTAGTTGCTGGGTGGCGGCGATATTTTTGTATGCTGGCCAAACTTCCAAAATATACACTAGGACGCATTAACGCAATCGCTTGCTGCACTGCGAAAGGATAGTCACTACTTCTTCTCCAAGCAGATTCAATCGGTCCAACATCACCCATGTTAAATGGAGCTTTTGCAGTGCCAGTGTCAGGCACATGTGTCAAAAACGATACTGGTGAGCGTAGTTCCCCAGAATCAGTGACTGGAATAATGTTAGTGACGCCGGGTCTTGCATACAGTTTGTTAATGCCTGCGCGTGGGCCTTCACGAATCAACCCTTGCTCTAGATCTCCCCATAGCACCAAGTTGCCGCCAGTGTAAGGGGCTACTCCGTAATATGTTTCCCACCATTCAGGTTTTTCTGAGAACCCAAGTGATTCCCATGGCCTAGTGTGCGGGGCGTCAGTGCCATACAAGAACAAAAATATACCTCTCCAATATCCCGGTAATACAGTATTGTTTAGTCTAAGATCAGCATTGAAAATACGGTTGCTAGAGTAGTTCCAAGTGAAAAAGTTTTTTTCATCAAACCAGTCATTTGTAGTTATAGCGACACGGTTTGACCCCAACCATTGAGTATAACTACTGCTAATAATATTGTCAAATTCTGATTTGATATATCCAGTATTCCTGAATCGCTCTGGCACAATGCTGTTAATGTCAAATACTAACGGGTCATATGTTGCTTTAATGTTGTTGTATATTCTTTTCTCTAATTCAAGCAGTAACTCGTCGCGAACATCTCCAAATGCCGGAGTTATGCTGCCATCATGCCCACGAATTACTTGTATAGGGGTAAGGTAGGTGTCGTCAATAAATATCTCTGGAGTAAACTTGGGGTATAGCCCTAGTTTTGTTGGAGTTTCTGGGACATAGCAACCATCAGTATTAGCATAAATTACAATGTTAATAACATCATCGTATTCAAGCAAGTGTTTAAACACAATAGACGGCCTAGTTTTGCTAAACTCATAGTCATGATTTTTAATCAGCTGAATCCCGTTTACATATACTAATATTGCTTGATTACTGAGTTTTGTGTCATCAAATATCGTCGGAATTTCGTATTCCAAGATTTCAGTTGCTAACACTGTGTACTCGATAACTTTCTTATTTTGGTCATATGGCACCATGTCAGAGTAGTACCATGGCATTTGAATATTGTTAACTGCATTTATTTTGAGCATAATAGCGTCAACAGTTGCAGGTACATTACCGCGATTTGCTGCAATTTCTCCAGCATTTTCAAGGAACTTATATTTAAACTTTGAATATTCAAACTGTGCAGCACGTATACTATCCATGAAACTTACTTCATCATTCAATAAGAATAATGAACTGTAAATCATCGGAGAACTATGCTGCAAAATATTCCCACCACGAGATTTAATGTCTAGATCTCGCAGGTTATTGCTTGCCAATGGAACACCAACTAGTTCAGGGGACTTCTCTGCTATTTTTAAGACATGCTTACGCATTTGTCCCAACGTAATATGCGAAAAAGATTCATTCAGTGCATTTAGCTCCAAATTCTCTGGTATTTCGTAATATCCAATATTAGATGATGTAGTAGAGTAGATTAAAAAATCTACCCTGTCATCTTTTACGATAGGGTATTTTACATACAATGTCAGCACTGCTGGAACACCACTAGAAACATCCCCTACTTTAACGATCTCATATTGTGTATTGTTTTCTGAATCGCGTTCTTGTATCAACGTACCATTAATATACAAAAATACTGAAGGCATATTGGTAAGGTTAGTTGGAGTTATATCTATCTCATAATATGATGTAACTCCGTCGCAAATATTAGAAAACAGCTGATATTGTTTTGTATTTTGATCTTCAGTTACCCAAACATTTTTCTTATTAAGCTGAAATCTTGAAGCGATAACTGGTACAAATCCAGTATTCAGTTTGATTGAAGTTGTGGTAATGCCAGACAAGTAGTTGAATGAATCTGCGTCAACATTGTTTGTAAACAAGATGTCACCAGTATTAGCAATGCTGCGATATGCTATTGGGAACCCCAACACCGAGTCCGTAACCCCACTACCTAAGGTATAAGAAAATATTGGCGAGCCCGCAAACTCAGTGTTTGCATACACAGTTTGATCGGAAAAACTAACCAGATTTTCATCCACAACATCAAACAGTGGCATGGTGTTGATATTTGTTTTTTGCTGCGCATGTGTCCAAGTGTTGCCGTTGAACCAAAAACTGTGGCCAAGCGTAATACCAATCGTTGGACTCATGACGCCGTCTAAGGATATGTCAGATATAGTTTTAAAATTCGAGGCTCCCACTGCAGTAATATCTATCTGCCGGTTATTGTGATTATAAGTAGCTTCATATGGGGTGGTGCTTAGTAAAGGTATCAATGGCAGTGTTATTCCCATTCTTGGGGTAACTACATCATACGGCGAAATATCACCCACTTTTACTAAGTGTACTCTTACTTCATCGTTAACCGAAACTATCCTTACTTTATAAATCCTATTTCTTACGGTCGGATCTTTATCATTGGCAAAAATGACGGTCATCCCATCAGAAAACTTTAGATCAGTGAAATATGTTGAGATGGTGCCTTCAATATATACCAACGCATCAGTAATGGAAAAATCAACAACATCAATGGCATGCCCACCAATCCTACCGTTGTTAAACAACTGTAAATCTGGGTCAAACTCGATAATAGGTCTAGTAGCTCTGAGTGCTTGATTATAGTCAGGGTCAACATTGTTAAATATAGCAGATTGCAAAATAATATCTTGGTGGAACCATCTATTACTTCTTGACCACGCATTAGCATCAACTGACGACCTGTTGATAGTAATATAGTCTGGATTCGTCGGTCCGTTTAAAATTTGATCAAAGTTGTCAATACTATAACCATAAATATCAAACGGAATAGTTGTAATACCTTTAAAATCCAACTCCGGAGTTTGCATCAAATCAGTTTTGACTAATCTAATAGATTTTCCAACTCCTTCAACATAATAAAAATTGTTAATATAACTTGCTGGTGTCACCGCAGCGTTAAATTTAATTTTCATTCCGTTGGACAGTGTCAGCGTCTTTTCCCCAACTTTTATTGAGTACTGTTTTTTACCAATAATATCGGTCACATCAATTATAGATGAAGTATCATTTACTAGTTTTATTTGCCCGTAAAACCGTTGATCAGTTCCGTCATTGAAAAATAACAAATCTTTTTCAGCAGTTAGAGCTGGAACTAATTCAATAGTAGACAAATCCTTGCGATAAAAATCTCTGCCTGCGTTTTCATTACCGGTAGTGATGTGTATTTTGTTTGAAACTGGAAATGTTGCATTCCAATCGATGTTAACAATATAATCGCCGTCATCAGTAGGTTCAAGATTTATTTGCCATATATCAAATTGTTTTGATTGTGGTATATCTTGTCCTTCATCATATTTTTCTACTCCGTAGTCAGCACGATTATATACTCCAGCATCATTCCAAGTTGTTGGCTCTATTAGATTTTGAAGGAATATAATTCGTGGAGTATTTTGTAATAGGGAGGCGTCAGTTATACCGTCAATGCCCCCAAATTTCGCAACTATGTTGCTCCACAGTTGTGAATCAATCTGATCATAAGTTAGGTTAGTAGCCAACGATCTGTCAGATTCTGACAGCGGGAGTGTAGGCATACGCTTGAAAAAGTCTTGAGCGTCTGCTTGAGGAACAGTGAAGGTGACAACACCGTTGTCAGCACCATTACGATCTACCCCCAACACGTCACGGGTTGAAATATTTCTTTGGTATCGTTGCTTTCCAGCTAGTCCTGGCTCAGTTTGAATCCAAAAATTTGACCCAGGTTGGTTAAGTTGAAATGTATAGGTGCCACCGCGAGCAAGAGTAATAGTTGGATTTTCAACACTACCAAATCCAGATATTTGATACGCGCCAAGTCTGTCATTACGAGTAACTACAAAGTCATCAAATAAGTTTACTGCGCCTGTGTATATTTCTATTGCGGCAGGCCCTTCAGGTATCCAGTAATACTGGTTAAAGTTTATCAGTTTGTCAAAATCTATCATCCCATCATATGAGTATGCTTCATTTTCAAACAACCTAGAGTGATTTGAAATATTACCGCCATAGTAATAGATTTTGTTTAGTAAATCAGTGTAACTAGCAAAAAACTTGACATTTTTAATCTCGTCTGTTACTACAACGGACGGTTCAAGCTGATACTGGGTTCTGTTGCGAGAATTCTCAGGCAAGTAGTTGTCAGTTTTGTTAAAGGTCGGTGCAAACTTTCTACCTATATATCCATTCAGTTTCTTAAACTGCGGCTCAGTGACTAACTGATCAAGAGTAGCATTCAAAAATTTCTGATTTGCTGGGGTCTTAAAGACGTCTGGTAAAAAGTTGATTGTTCTTGTTGTCATTGGTTTACAGTGTAGTAATGTATTTACCCTGCTACGTTCGCGTTAAGAGTTGCTGCAGTGATTGCGCTGATAATCTCAACGTTAGCGACTGTAGCAGAGCTAGTTAAGATCTCGTTAGCTTCAGCATTGATCTGATACAGGTTACCAAAAAGTGATTTTGCATCAACAGGCACGATAATAATAGATGAGGCGGCTGGACTTAATGTCGAGTGAAGATACGCACTTAGCTCACTAAAGTAGAACGACTCTCCAAAATCCCAATTTGCTGTATCAAAGTAGCTGTTCACTGCTGCTATCACACGCGATTTAATTTCATTATCACTTATGTTTACTGACGCGTTTTTAACTACTTTAAATGTCGCTTGTAACGACAACTCGGCAGTGGGTCCAAATAAGGGCTTAAACTTTGCAGAGCTTAACACTATTGTATCGCTTATTGCCTTTAATTTTTGTAAGCCAGTGTATTCTAACGATAGCTCCTCAGTAGTTGGGGGCAATGGCTCTTCAATTTTTCCAGTCGTATCTTTAATCCAAAGATTATACGCTTCCGCATACTCCTTAGTTAACACATAAATATCAATGATATTATTTGGGCTTGGATCTATTCTATTATTTCCAGGGCTGTTATGCGTATATTGGAAATACAGGTTGTCTCTACCGTTCTTAGCCACGTAATCAGTAGATCTTACCAATGAGTAAGCGCCTTGAAGATTCATTAACACATAAAATTCTGGTGTGGTTGATTGAATATAAAATACTTGCCCCTCGCTGTATTGAGAAATAGGTATCTCTAAAACACTAGTATATAATGTATCAACTAAAGAAGAGTCGAATGACTCCCATTGAATAAAACTATCATAACTAATAATTTTCTTGAAAAATACAATATTGCTGCTGTCTACTAAACTTTTGTAAATGTATGGATCATCAGGAATTCCATCAGCATTGGTATCAGTAAAAGTCAGGGTTACTTTATTTTGATTTACATACCCATCTGCCTCTGTAATATTAGACAGTATGTTCATGCGGTAATCCAACCCCATTGGCAACGAAGTCAGTGGTTGTGCATTTACTTTTAAAAACTTAATATTGTCTTGAATAACAGTATTAGTTTTGCTGTCATATACTTTGACTTTATTGTCGTAATAAAACTTCGTTTCCTTCTTGCTTTCAAATATATATGATAGTCCGCGCCAGTATACCGAATACCCTACGTTAGCAACGTTTTCAAATCTAATAATCCAGTTGTTGTCATATACATTGCCAATGGTTAACTCCCAAATACTCTGCTCCGCATTATAGTTCAGATAAAAGTTAGATTTCACAGCAACAGCAGTAACCATTTCTTGAATAGTCAATGTAGTTAATGTGTTGCTATATCTTGGTATAATGGAATGAACAGCCGCACCCGTCGGAACTTTGATACTTAATGTCACTGGCCCTTGGCCATTTAACATAGTACCAATACCACCATTGGTGCCGTCACCAAGCACAGCAACTACTGAAGCATATATGTATAACTTGTCTCCATCAAATCTTGGGGAACCCCGAAGGATTACGTTTTGCGCATTAAAGTATTTTCCTGTTCCAGCAGTGAATTTAATCAATGCCCCGACTTTAATATGTGACCCAGCAGTGCTGGTAATATTTCCAAGTTGAAGTATTTGCCCAGTCAACATATTTTTAAAATACCCAGTGCTACCGCCAATATTTAATGAACTCATTACCCATTCTGCGTTCGGATATTGATAGGCAGTTACTTCATCGTAGTAGCGATGAAGTAGTTCGCGTGTGTTCAAAATATTTGACACAGTGTCACTGATGATTTGCCCGATAGTGTTCGTATTCAAGAAAGACAGTTTTAGTTCGTAGTCTTGAGCAGTTTTGTACAGAACACCATCCTGAGCAAAGATGTTTGTACTTGAATATTTCCCGCTGCTATCGTTTACATCAATGAATCTGCTTACCCCACTACTTGATCTGTTAACTGCTTTTACTTTAGATATATTAGCATAGTTTGTGTATGGTACAATATTGTAATCCTCACCCGTGACCATTCTACCTTGAGTGTAGTATTGTTGTGGCGCTTTTTGCCTAATCTCTTCAGATGTTTCGCTAGCAGTAGCATTAGACACGGTGTAGTTCAATGATGCGAAGATCGACAAGGTCTCGACATTTCCAGCTCGTGACACATAGGGAATCGAGAATGAAGTATTTTGAATGTCAGTTGGTAAAATTTTGTATGCCTGGGCGTTCCCTGTTCTAAAATACAATCTAAAGTTTCCAACAGGTATATTCGAAAATGCTCCATCTCCAAACACTAAGTCAATGTTATCGTTAACAGTAGTATTGATTTGGAATAGATTTTTATCTACGGATTTGTTATATATTACATTGATGCCAGCAACCGTTGGTACAGGTGTCCATTTAACATCAACTGCACCATTTACATCTAATGAGTATAGCCATACATCTGAGTTGTTGATTCCATTATACCCAACTGTTAATACACGGTTAGCCAAAGATTCTTCAAGGTTGAAATCTAGTGTGCTCAATGCTCCTTGCTTAAAATATAGGAAGAATCCAGTGTTTATGCTACCGTTGCCTTGGTTATCGTTGCGATATAACAGATTAAATCTGTTATTTGCTATAGGTGGTACTTCATAAATGTATTGCTGCCCAACGGAGGTGACACTGACGATCTCAAATGGTGTTTGAGCTCCATTGACAATGGCGTTAAACGCGAATGTTGGCTGAGTATTTGTTGTTAAGTTAACGGTATATTCAGAATTCATTATTCCATTGATTAACTGTGAATTCCCTGATTTACCAATGGTTTGATTATCTATTAGAGCAGCGTTAATAATGATCGTAAACTGCTCTAACCAGTTGTTATTTGTAGTGTCGTTCCAAGTGATAGGAAGCCCAGTAATACTTACTCCAGTGGAATCAGTTAACTTTTCGCTAGTAGCAATGGATTCAATCTTAAGAAATCCTGACGCAGGTATGCTTCGTTTCGGACTGTAGTTAATCAGTCTAGCCAGTTTCAAAATACTGTCACGACGTTCTGCCGTGTCAATGAAACTCTCCCTTGCGTTTAAGTCTGATCTGAATGCTAAACTTTGCCCCAAAAATGCTATCAAATCAATCAGCGCAATGTATTCACTTGATTCAATGAAATCGTTAAAATCCTCTGGATAATACAGTTTCAAATAGTCGATCATACTCTTGCGCAGAGTCTCGAAATCGTAAGATTGAAAATCTGCTTCGCGGAAGGTCTGGTATATTTTTTTCCAATCCTCTGCGGCTAATAAACTGTGCTGACGTGATGATGAAGACATCGCTTTGATCCTTGACTATGATAATTATGCCGTTTTATAAAAATCTATAAAACTGACTAGACGTTTCAATGAATCTACCTTTGGTATTTCTACTTTAGGATTTACTGACTCTCGACATCTGTAATCGGCTAATTCGGCCGATGTTAAACTATAAAGATCATCTAGACCTTTATAGAGTATGTTTACTGAAGCATTTAGATCTCGATCATGTTTAGTATTGCAACTAGGACACGTCCATTCTCTTATAGAGAGATCTAAAGATTCTAGTTTATGACCACAACAAGAACAAGTTTTAGAAGAAGGAAACCAAGTATCTATTTGATGGAACGTTTTACCGTACCAGTTAGATTTATAGCTGACCATTCCGATTAAAGTAGACCAAGAAGCATCTTGAATTGACTTAGATAATTTTCTATTCTTAATCATATTCTTGACTTTAAGTGATTCCATAATTATGGTATCATAGTTATTTACTAACCAAGTTGATAGATTATCATAAATAAACTTTCTTTGGTTAGTTACTTTTAGATAAAGTCTAGCCACTTTAAGTTTCATCTGTTTGTATCTGGATGAATCTTTAACTTTCTTACTAAATGCTCTTTGAGTTATTTTTAGTTTCGTTTGGGTTTTACGAAACCATCTAGGATTACTGATTTTCATGCCTGTTGAACAGATAAGTAAATCTTTTAAACCCAGATCAATACCAATACTCCTACCGGTATTTTGTTTCAGCTCTATAGGTTCTTCAACTAGAACCGAAACAAAATATTGGTTGGCTTTATTCTTTGATACTGTTACCGATTTCAACAATCCAGAAAATTTTCTATCGATAACTAGTTTAATAGGCGACATCTTTGGTAATTTGATTCTAGAAGTCTCAAAATTTATACAGGAATTAAATTTTAGACATTGACCTGGAATTTTAAATGAATCATTAGAAACTCCTTTTTTCTTGAACTTTGGTCTACCTAATTTGACTGCTCTCTTTTTAGAAAAGAATTGCTTCTTGAATTCAACCCAGTCCATTCTTTTCTGTTGTAGACCGTAACTAATTACTTCAGTCAAGAATTCTTTTCCGGGTAGGTCTTTAATGAACTTTTCGTCTTGAGGCAAACAAGGACCAATAAAATTATGATTGAAAGATGCAACGAATTGGTTCCAGATATATCTAACCGCTCCAAAGTTACGGTCTAGAAAACTAGTCTGTTCCTTAGTGGGATAGATTCGGTATTTGAATGCTTTTAGAACTAATTGAGTCATAAATTATATTATATAGTTTATTTAATGTTTTAAGTTTACTATATAAATTATATTGAAGTTATATAGTTATTTATCGTTGCGATAATATTAGTATATTACTTTGACTGTGCAAAGTTGACGTAGAGAACATCCTTCTGATCAGTTTCAACAAAGGTTAGCTCTATTTTCACTTGAATTCCGTGTTGGTATTCAGTTAGGGTAATATTGTTTGCGACGAGTCTAGGGTCAGAGTTAACTATTTTAGTCACGTCTTTTGATATCGCGTCTCTGAGTTCGTCCGTTAGCTGGTCAAACAACACACCCCATATTATGGTTCCAAAGTTAGGGTCCATGATTTTTTCACCTTTTTTAATAAAAAGGTGATTCATTAAATCCTGCTTCGCCAGCTCAAAGTCGTGTATTACAAACTTCTTGCTGCGGTTAACTGTCGAAAACCCATTATAGAGTGCCATATGCTATCCTGATGTTGGTGGATTGTTTTTAGCAGCGGCCGTCACTACTGCATATTTACCATTGTTATAGTATTTATCGCCCGTCGTACCATTGGCATCTTGCCCACCACCGCCCTTGGCCCATTTGCTTGCACCACCAGCACCAAGTAAGTGGGCAACTGACAATTTACCAGCAATGTCTGCTGGACTAGAATCAGAGGTAACAGTTTTACTTTTCAAAAGTTGTTTATAGTTGTTTTCTAAGTTAGTATCCATAACTTTTTCTTGAACCGCTTGATTTGCTTTAAAATCTGCTATACTATGAATACCATCTTTACCAGTCCAGTTGTCTGGGTTATTCATGTTGGCAACACTTTGTTTAACCCCTGGCTTCATATATCCTTGACCTGCCAGCGCGGCTGATCCAAACTGGTATTTTCCAACATAACCAAACTGATTTTCTGCATCATACTTACCACCCGACTCTGTTTTAGCTAACTGTGCTTTTAACGCCGCAACGTCAGACGGGTTCATCTTACCAATACTATCAACTCCTGGTGTTTGCTTTAAAATATCGTCGTTAGTAATAGTTGGTTTAAGTACCCCTTGCCCGCTAGCACCAGCAGGGCCAGCACCAGGTGCTCCACCACTGGCAGCACTACTTCCACCACTGGCAGCACTACTTCCACCACTGGCAGCACTACTTCCACCACTGGCATGTTTGACCCATGGCTCATGCGCGGTCAGTTCAGCTACAGTAGAAGTTATTGATGAATTAACTTTATACTTGTAAATCGGCGCGGGTTTTGTCGGAATTGTTTCTTTAAACGTGTTGATTGGTATATTGCCCGGAGTAGGAACGCTAGGGGCGGGCATTGTGTTGAGATAAATTTTGCCACCAGTTGAAAGAATCAAGTCCCCACCATTGGCCCAAGATCCAGTTGTAGCTGATTGTAACTTTAAAGTGCTACCCGAAGACAACTCAGTCTCTTGCCCAAACATCTTCAAGGTAGTTGTTCCTTTGATGGAAAAGTCTTTTGTTTGCTCATGTATCGAAGTGCCAGCCCACATCGTAATATTCTCTTTAGCATGCATATGAATGTCTTTTTCAGCATGAAGATTAAGAGTTCCATTGGACCGCACATTTACGTCAGATTCTGAAAATACATGAATCTTGCCGTCATCAGTGAACTCCATCCATACAGTGCCCGACGAGTTGCTAATGTAGATCACTTTTTCACTATCGTTCATTAGAATCTGGTGGCCGGCAGCCGTTCTCAACCGTATTAGGTCATTTTGGTCGCTTTCATCTCCGTCATCCATTACAAACGTATGCCCACCGAGTCTGTTTTCAACAGCCTGAGTGTCTTTATCTTTATCTGGTCCGTCGCGGCCTGGCGTGCTAATACCAAACACCCTACTTGGGCTTTCACGTTGCGAACTGCTAGTTAATACACCGCGTTTTTTATCGTTCTCCAATCCTTCTTTAAGAAGGTGAAGGAACTGTGGCTCATGTATTGGTTTGGGGATAGTTAGAAACTCATTTTCTCTGCTAATATTTCCTTCATTAGCGTCGTTATATTCTACTACAGGATATGGCGGTTGATCTACCGCCGCTGCCAACGCTGCATCATCAGGTAGTTTTAAAAAGTTAGATCCAGCAATACCCGGAATAGCATAGTGAGTTAGCTCAGGCATTACGCAAGCGAACCAAAACCCGCGTGAAATTTTGCCACCAACGAAAGTTACTAGCACAAAGTTTCCTATGTCAGGTGGAGTAAACCACATTCCATAAGTATGGTTTACTGTCTTGAACGTGTTTTCTTTGTTTTTAGCAGACCTGACGCCAGGCCAGCGCGATGCTCCCAAGTAGGGACTTGCATACTGAACTGTTATCCAGTGTGACGGCTGCCCTTCGAGGCCACCAAATTCTTCAATGAATACCTCTATTCTGCCAGACCTATTAGCGTCAACATTATTTTTAACGACCCCAATATACGGTCCGGGACTTAAGAGTGTTCCAGGAATTGACGCTGGATTGACCCATTTTGGTGTTTTAGTTCCTACTCTATTATTTGAAGCCATAAATTATTTTTCTGGTTGTATTGGTGATCTAACTAAATGCAGAGTTTGAGTAAACTGTCCACGTTGAAATTCGCTTGTAACGGTAAGAACTTTATAATACCCTGAAAATACACTTGAAGTATATTTCGATTGTTTTGGATCTTCTAACCCGGTTGAATCATCATAATCGCTCGGGGTTAAAAAAGTTAAGTTACAATAAATTTCTTCATTGTCAGTGACGATTCCACCGTCAGTAGTAGTTTCTCCAGATGCTAATGTATGTAAAATATCATCTTGCTTAATGAACGCAGGGTCGCCTATTATTTTTAAATCAACACTAAGCATATCACCCGCGGCACTAGATAACATCTGAGCTTGAAGTTCACCAACCTTTCTTTCAGTCGAGTTTAACTCGTTTGACGCGGTGGACGCTGAGTTGGCAGAGTAATGAAGCTGTGGCTTGAGAGCATCATTTTCATTGCTTTGCCCAGGCTTACTATCTTTATAATTCGCGGATTTTGACTTTTCGTCGGTCCCTTTCTTATCTGAGGTTGGTGTTCCATTCACATTATTCAAATTTGTATTTTTAGCCGAGTCAACAGTAAAATAAGTTGTATCAAACGTCATGTCTAAATCTATTACATCATCATTTTTACCAGTAAAAATGTAGTTGTAATCTTTAACTGATTTGGTTGGAGTTGTTTTTGCAGCAAATCTGTTTTCAGTGTTTGGCGCTTTAAATTTTTTTATAACATAAATGTACTCTTTAGCAAAAGTTTTGCGAATTTTATCGTAAGCGCGCAATTTAACTTTTGGAATAATCTTGAACCAATCTATAAACCCAGTCTTATTTGTCGGCTCTTCAGAAACTTGATCGCGTATGTACTTACTGTTTCGCATTGCAATACCAATTACCTCAGTTACCGATGTACCTTGATTAATTGGAATAAGAACTTCATCACCTTCGGCTGTATGCCTTGCTGTTGCTACCCCAGTTTGTTTATCAGTAGTTTGCTTCATTTCGATGGCATCTTTAGCAATTTCAGCTGCTTTAGGGAAAGTTGAATCTTTGAAAGATTTATCAACTTCAAAAGATATAACATCCGCTACCTCAATTAATCCTTCTAACTGCAAGGTATCATTCCACTTATTTACGGCTTCCGCATAACTAGTGATTTGAACTGGTGCCGGAGTTACTCCAACAAAAGCAGCTAAATCTTTTTTAGATTTTTCTACTCTTGCTGATGCAGCAGAATCATTGAGAGTTGATCGTTGAGATCGTTGAGCGCTAGTGACTGCATTTTGCAAAGCAACACGTTTAGAAACTACTTCACCAACTTGAGCTAAATTGCCAGGATCGTGAGCATGGGCATTAAAAAATTCACCAATTGTTTTGGCCATTACTTCAAGTTTAACGGGAGTAGTGACCGCAGTCTCCTCAAAAGCAGTGTGGCCATACGGTGTTGCAGATATTTCATAAACCCCACCTTTATTAGTAACCTTCATTTTAAATTCAAGAAACCGTATCGGTATCCTTTTAGTTATATCAGTTATTTGTGTCGGAATCCCGTCATCTTTAGAACCAAAAAAATCAATTTGCAGTATAAACGGCATTGTTTTAAAATTCTCAGCACCAAGGCTGCTTGCTACATCAATAATACGATTGAGTAAGGTAAGCCCATATGGTTCAATAATTGTAAAATTAAGAGTGATAGCATTAGTATTTCTAGTAGTAGCACTCATCCCAGTTACAGTTTCTATTGAAAGTTTGTCAAAGTAAAAATCCTCATGGAAATTTGGGTCACGCGGGAAACTGCTACCACGAGCACCACCACTGGAAATTAAAACATTAGTGGGTTTGTACCCATCTGGTGAATCAACTAAATCATTATATTTAGAAGGACTTATTGCGTGTAAACTTAATCGGTAAGTGTAGGTAGCATAATCATGCAAAACATTTCTATCAGCCACATTAAATTCCTAAATCAGTGAAAAGAGTAGCTTTATCTGGCAAAATTATAGTATTACCAACAGTAAAATCAAATAGCGGGTCTTTAAGAACATCTGGGTTTCTCATTGCAAATACCCACCACAATCTAGTATCACCATATAAATCGTAGGCAAGTAAATCAGGACGATAATCATATATTTTAGCAATCGTGTAGGATTTATCAGATTTTAGTTGCGTTATATTTCTAGGGACCATTACGTCTAGAAATTGCCCAAACAATTTTGTTTTTGCGTATGGACTAAATTTGGAATATGCCACGGTAGCCATTAAATGAATCCTTTCCCAAGTAACCCGCCAGCAGCAAATTGCTTTAAATCAAAACTAGTCATTGCATTTCTGCTGTATAGTGGTTGCAGTGTAATAGTTAGTGTACTTAGCGTTGGAATCCAAGTTCCGTCAACATTAATGTAATCTTTGTCCTCGGGCATAGTGTGTTGCATTGAGGTCAATACACAAGGCACGTTTGGAAAATATTCAGCCCCATACCCAGATAGTTTTAACATTGGGGGCGGAGTTCCGGCCAAAGCATCGTTTCCCCAAAACATTTTAGTAGCTGCCCTAAACAAGTATAACCCAGCTAGTAGGTATGCCCCGTCTTCAGTGCTTTGAACTGGAAACTCACCAGTTATTTGTATTGCAGCTACTTCACTACTTTCAAAAAACTGCATAGCATAGTTGCTATGGGTAGGTGATAGTGATGAATATTTGGCAGTGTGAGTTATATTAATTTGTGGAGTTACAGGAAATATAAAACCGCCCGTTTTTTCAAGTGGTATAAGTACCCCGCCACTGAATAATGACGGATCAAACAGCGAGACTTTTAATCTCCAATCATCAGAGTTGCTGCCGGCAGAGCCACTGGTACTTCCATCTGGGTTAGACCACTTAGCTACTGCGTCGGACGGGGCCGATAGTGTAGACGGAATTGGAACGCCGCCTGCTTGTATCCTTCCAGCAGAGATGTTTGATACTGCAGAAAGTGCGCCGCTTACCCCAGATCCTTTGATTAACGATTGCGCTGCGTTCGCTGCGGCAGGGCTTCCTGGAGTAAATAGTGCTGCTACTTTATTTTTAACGTTTGATATCCCATTACCAATGTTGGCGACAGAATCTGAAATACCATTTTTAATATTTGCTCCAAGCGTGGTTATACCTCCGCCTAAGCTAGATCCCATATTTTTAAGACTGTCACTTGAAGTGAAAGAGCTTCCCTCCATCCTAGCCATGATATAAGGATCATTCGGATCAGCACCACCTATCCAAGTTTTTTGGTCGTCGGTTAACACCCTTGCATCAGAGTATCCGCTACCCTTTGCCACCTCATATGGATCTTCAGCAATAAACGGATCTGCTGGAGAGTTTGGGCTAGCTATAGCTGATGTTTCTTCATTTGCCATAGTTATTCGTCAAAGTTAGTAAAAAGGTGGTAGTTGTCATATCATTTCGCTTGCTATATGATATTTATCTTTGTTAAAATAGTAGTATATTAAAGGACCGTGTCTCATGTCATCACTAATCGTACCAACTAAAAAAATAAACTATCTGAACAACAAAGACATTCTTAAAGAGATTCACAAAAGCAAAACCACATACTGTATCTTTACTAAACCCGAATACGCTGATTACGATATTATTATACGTGATTTAGCTGACATTCCAGGATTGTTAAAAGAAAAAACTGAAACTCGCATTATTGTTGATGAGGACACAGGCGAGTCAGAATCAGTTACTGCTACTTTTCCGCCAGAAGCACTTGCTGCTAGGGCAACTCGTCTTACTCGAATATCTCAAGAACTTGAGCTTATGGCAGGTAAAAAACCTAGAAACGAGCTGGCTGTTGTATCTGTCGACAGTATTAAACCGCAAGATGTTATTTTTCGGCTGATGACATGGAATCATATACCACTTGCTGCTCCTACTGTTCCGAAAATCATAAAGGGTAACAAGGTCAAAGGAAAGGTCGAATCAGTTATTGATGATCCAGAAATTTTTGACGACGGATTGGGCGAGCTGGATGTTGATTTGCCAGCAGCATTAGCTACTCCAACACCGAAAAAGTATGTCAAGGTAAACTTTCCATCATTTCAGCATTACAAGCTAGACGACAACTTGGTTCCGCAGTTAGTTGGTAAAAGTCATTGGCAAGGTGACATCAATACTGGAGAGTTTTGCAGGACGCATGGGCAGATTACCAACAAACTCGCCACTATGTATATGAAGCTATGCGAGAGGTATGTTACAAGATCAAACTGGCGCGGTTACTCATACCGTGACGAAATGCAAGCGCAGGCTATCCTTCAACTTACACAGGTTGGGCTACAGTTTGATGAATCAAAATCGCAGAATCCATTTGCGTATTACACATCAGCTATCACTAATAGCTTTACAAGGATACTAAATATAGAAAAGCAGAATCAAAATATTAGAGACGATATTTTGGAAATGAACTCACTAAACCCATCTTATACTCGGCAAGGGATGGGTGGCAATCAAAGCTATGACTCAACTGGCGATTACGATTAAAGACTTTCAAGATAGAAAATACTTATCCCTAAAGCATCTAATAGATTCAGAGTTATGGGATTCTATCTTTAAAAATTATTATGACTATGGAATTTTGAATCCCAGACAACTTATTTTTCATGCTAGCAATGATATTGGTGAAATACCACTGTGTATTTGCGGAAATAAGTTAAAATGGAATCCAGACGATAGAGCATATCGTAAGTTTTGCTGTTCAAAATGTGCTGGATTACACTCGGTTGAAAAAAATAAAGCTACTAACTTAAAAAAATATGGGGTAGAGTGGGCATCGCAGCGTGGAGATCATAGTGAGAAAATCATTGAAGCGTCTTTAAGAAAATTTGGGACCACTCACTATAGTCAAACACAAGAGTTTCATGACCGTGTTATTTCTTCAAATGTTAAAAAGTTTGGAGTAGCATATCCAGCACAGAGCAAGAATGTTAAAGAAAGAATCGAGCAAATTACTATTGAAAAATATGGTGTTGCTTCAAATTTTCAAAGAGCAGATGTTAAAGAGAAAATCAAAGCAGCTAACTTGACAAAATATGGCAAGGAAAATGTGTTGAGCTGCCCTGAAATTCGTGATAAAGTTGCTGCCACTAATTTAAGTAGATATGGAGTTAAAGTTCCACTACAAAATGCAAACCTCGCAGCTAAGGCTGGAGATACCAGGAAAAGTAACTATTATGCCCCATCTGTTTTAGAAAAATTAAATAACGCAGACTGGCTTGCATCATCAAATCTAGTGAAGACAATCGGCGAGCTCGCGTCTGAGCTAGGTGTAAGCAGTAGTAATCTAAACAAATACTTTCATAAGCATAGTTTGCCCATTGTAGCTCATACCGCAACCGAACTGGAACGTAAGTTCAAAAGTTACTTTGAATCAAAAAATATTTCAGTTGAACTCCATAATAGAAGTGTTATATCTCCAAAAGAAGTTGATGTGTATTTTCCAGATTTTAAGTTAGGAATTGAAGTGAATGGGGGATATTGGCATTCAGAGCAGTTTGTCAAAAGTCAAAGTTATCATTTAAACAAAATCATTGCTTCTGAAAAAGCTGGAATTACGCTAATGCAGTTTTGGGATTGGGAGTTGAATGACAAATGGGATATTATCATCAGCAGGATTGAACACCTGATGAAATTGTCAACCAAAGTTTTCGCAAGAAAGTTGTCACTAATCAGCCTCAACAGTGAAAGCAAAAGAGAGTTTCTGGATCAAAATCATATTCAAGGCGACTGTGTCAGTAGCGTGAACTACGGGCTAATAAATGAGAATGGAGAATTATTTATGGTCGCCACCTTTGGTAAAAGTAGATTCACAAAAAAAGCATCTTACGAGTTACTTAGGTTATCTGCTAAGAAAAAATATGCTGTTATTGGTGGGGCATCAAAATTGATCAAACACTTTATTTCAGCACAAATGAAAGATGATGAAACAATGATCAGTTATTGTCACCGCAGATTTAGTTCTGGCCGTGTGTATTCTGCTTGCGGATTTACTGCAACTCATACTACTGCTCCAGGATATGTGTATACAAAAGCAGGTAGGCTAGTGGGATCAAGAAATGCTTGGCAAAAACATAAGTTAAAAGACAAACTTCTTGTTTTTGATCCGCAAAAATCTGAAGTAGAAAATATGAATCAAAATGGATTCTATCGTGCGTTTGATTCTGGGCAAATTGTATTTGCTTTCACTAACCAACGAGTTTAAAATAGCGTATGAGTAATTTATTTAAAAAAGCGATTGTCTTTACTGATTTGCATCTAGGTTTGAAATCAAATAGTGAAGCCCACAATAATGACTGTCTTGAATTTGTAAATTGGTTTATCGAGACCGCAAAAAAAGAAAACTGTGAGACTTGTTTCTTCCTTGGCGATTATCATAACAACCGTGCAAGTATGAATATCCGAACTATGACCTATGCTGTAAAGATATTAGAACTTCTCGGAGAAAATTTCTCTCAAGTGTTTTTTATACCAGGAAACCATGATCAATTTTTCAGAGATCGTCGCGATATTCAATCAGCCGAGTGGGCTAGGCATATCCCAAACATTACCATTGTCAATGAGTTTTTTAAAGACAGTGATGTAAGCATTGTTCCGTGGCTAGTTAAAGACGAACATAAGAAAATTGAAAAGATCAATGCCAAATATTGTTTTGGACACTTTGAGTTGCCGCATTTCTATATGAATGCGCAAATTCAGATGCCGGATCATGGTGAAATACAGCAGGATCATTTCAAAGGTGTCGAGCAAGTGTTTAGCGGGCACTTTCATAAACGGCAAAATGGAAAGAATATAAACTACATTGGCAACTGTTTCCCGCATAACTACAGTGATGTCGGAGACGATGAGCGTGGGTGTATGGTGTTAGAGTGGGGTGGGGAGCCAGAATATTTTTCGTGGCCAGATCAGCCCAGATATCGTATCTACCAACTTAGCCACCTCTTGAACAAGGCTGAAACTATTTTGAAGCCAAAAATGCATGTCCGTGTTAACTTGGACATTGACATTAGTTATGAAGAGGCTACTTTTGTGAAGGAAACTTTTGTTGACACTTATAAACTGCGAGAGCTTACGATGATTCCAGTGAAAAAAGATGTGTCCTCAGATGTTGTAACGCCAGGTAGTATTCAGTTTTTATCAGTGGATCAGATTGTTAACGCTGAAATTTCGCAGATTAAAAGCGATCATTACGATCCAAAAGTGTTGATTGATATTTACAGGAATCTCTAAAATTGTTTACGATAAAAAATCTCACTACAAAAAATTTCATGTCAGTTGGGAATAATACCCAGGCTATAAACTTTGATAGAAAAGATTTAACTTTGGTGTTGGGTGAAAACTTAGACTTAGGCGGTGATGATGCTGGGTCACGTAATGGGGCTGGTAAGTCTGTTATCGTTAACGCTTTGAGTTATGCCTTGTTTGGGCAGGCAATAAACGACATTCGTCGTGACAACTTGATCAACCGGACTAATGCTAAGGGCATGCTTGCTACGATTGACTTTGTTAAGGATGGGGTCACTTACAGGATTGAACGCGGGCGTAAACCCAATGTCTTGAAGTTTTACAAGGGAGATGTCGCGTTTGCAGCGCAGGATGATGATGCTCAAGGTGATTCTCGTGAGACCCAGGCTGAGATTGATCGTATCTTAGGTATGTCGCATGATATGTTCAAGAATGTGGTCGCGTTGAACACTTACACTGAACCGTTCTTGAGCCTCAGAGCTAACGATCAACGCACAATCATTGAGCAGTTGCTTGGCATAACAGTGCTGAGTGAGAAGTCGGATGCTCTTAAAGAGCAGATTCGCGCTACCAAGGACACGATTTCAGCAGAAGAACAGCGTATCAAAGCGTGTGTTGAGGCAAACAAGAAAATAGAAGAGCAGGTCGCCGCTCTCAAGAAGCGTAGCGCACAGTGGGAAGCGAAACATGAGGTCGATATCGCTGATTTGTCAAGTTCTTTGGAAGAATTGCTCAAGGTAGACATTGATGCTGAGATTGATACACACGCTGCTAACGATGAGATAGCGTTGGCAGTGAAAAAACTTGACGATCATAAGAAAGCGTTGACTCGCACTGCCACAGAGCTTACCCGCGAAGAGCGAACACGAGACACTACTACAGCAGAAATCACAGCACTCAAGGATCACAAGTGCCACGCTTGCGGGCAGGATTTGCACGATGGCAAGCAAGAGGAGATCTTGAAGCGTAAGATCGCGGTGTTGGAAGAGGCTGAGGCTCAGATCGTGGAACTTTTGGAAGCAAAAGTCAAGATAAACGAGCAGATTGCGGCAATTGGGAGCGTTGGGACTGCAAAGAGCACGTTTTACAAAAAAATCGTTGACGCTCATAATCATAAGAGCTCAGTTCAGCACCTCACACAGCAGCTCGAGGGCAAACTTGGTGAGGTCAATCCATACAGTGAGCAGATCCAGGAGATGGAGGAGGCCGCACTCATCGTCGTGGACTATACGACCATTGACGCTGCTTCAAAGCTCAAGGATCATCAAGAGTTCCTGCTCAAGCTCCTCACTAACAAGGACAGTTTCATCCGCAAACGGATTATCGATCAGAATCTTACCTACCTCAACGCACGGCTCTCTTACTACCTTGAAAAAATAGGGCTACCACACACGGTAGTGTTCCAGAGTGATCTTACAGTCAGCATTGAAGAGTTTGGCCGTGAGCTTGATTTTTACAACCTTAGCCGCGGTGAGATGACACGGGTCATCTTATCGTTGAGCCTGTCGTTCCGCGACGTATGGGAATCAGCACACGAGGCAGTCAACCTTCTGTTCATTGATGAGATGATTGACAACGGGCTGGACTCAAGTGGCGTTGAAAGCGTAATGGGCGTTCTCAAGCGGATGGCCCGAGATTCACAGAAGAGTATTTGGCTGATCTCACACAAGGATGAGCTTATCAGTCGTGTCGGGAACATTTTGAAGGTCCAGAAAGAGGGTGGGTTTACACAGTATATTACTGACGACACAGAAGATGCTAATGAAGAAGCAGTAGTAGTTGAGTGAAAAAATATTTCACTCGATTAAATCGAGGATAAATCAGTTTAACAAAGGGTATTTATTATGACAACACACGAACAAATCGCAACTGCTTACGCAGCGTATCTTGAAGAATCAGCTAAGTTTGAAGAAAAGGGCGTGAAAGCGGCTGCCGCCAGAGCTAGGGCTGCTCTTGGTGACTTGGGCAAGCTCACAAAAGTGCGACGCGGTGAGATTCAGGACAAGAAAAATCTGATGTCTGCAAAGTAAAAGACTAAATAGATACTGATGAGCACAGTAACTCCTAAAGTCAACGGCAAAAGTAAAGGTTCCTCGTATGAGCGCAAGATATCTAACTTGCTATCATCTCGCTTCGAAAAGGTAACTGGAATTTCATCCGCTTTCCGTAGGAATACAGATTCTGGCTCATTTTTTGGTGGTTCAAATCAACGCCGAGTCGTGACACATGATTTAAACCACGCTAACTTTGGAGATTTGATTTGCCCAGATGGATTCAAATACTCCGTTGAGTGTAAAAACTATAAAGCAGGCCCCACGTTCGCTGCCATTGTGAAGGGTAAAGTCGCACAATGGGACACGTGGATTAAGCAAGCAACTCAGGACGCTAGAAATAGCAAAAAAGAAATGCTTCTTATAATCAAATACAACGGGACTGACGATCTTGTATTTGTTGAAAAACGTCAACCAACTTTAAACCCACTATTTTATTACAACCAAGTTTTCGGCTACAGGTTAAAAGATTTTTTAGCCCAATCTGATGACAAATTTTTTCCTTATGGATTAGAAAAATATTACTACTAAATTTAAATTACCATAAATAGTCATATAACTTTAATATAATTTATATGGTGATCTTAAAATAACTAGAATGACTTTGTGGAACTGGAGGTAAAATTAAATTTCACAAAATGAGTTTTGAGTAAAGGTCTAAATGATCTTTACTCACTTACATCGGAAGAATTATCCGATTACAGACGTAGAGAGTCAGTAAATCCTAAGGTAGAAATACCAAAGGTAGATTCGTTGAAACGTCTAGTCAGTTTTATAGATTTTTATAAAACGACATAATTATTGTATATATTTCGCTATCAGAGACCATCTCTTATTATTTTTGAAAAAAGCCCAGCCACAAAGGCACATGCACACAGCGGGCTAGTACACCTGTTTAAGTATTAGTAGAGAAATGGATTTGCACAGAGTCTGACCTGTATCTGTGTGGCAAGGCCCTCATTGGTGGTGTGGCCCACTGCTGTAAGCGAACTCTACGCGAGCTATTACACTGCGATGAGCAGTCCTACCTTTGTGTAAGAAGCAAAGGAACCATAAAAAATATCATCCCCAAGGTGGCGTTGAGTGCCTGAAAAACTGGTCACACGTTGGAGCGATGTTTTAGTAATAGTTTAACAGGTTTTACCAAAGCGGCCGGTGGTTCATAATAGACGGTATATCCCACTGGGTTAGCGGCAGATCATTTTCCTAATATATTTGATCATGCTTGGTGCGTAAAGTAACGGTTTACTCCTTTACTCGTACCACTAACGAACGCGCTTCGTGCCAGGAAAAATAATATTTCGGGTGAGTAATATATTTTTCTGGTTGAGAGTGACATAGTCAATCCCCTCCATTAAAACGAAGATATAGGTGCAAGGGCGACAGGTAAATTGCAAAGCGTAGAGTCAAGAAGGCTCAAATCATGATTTGATTTGATTTTCTTTGACTCACATTTGCCGTGCTGGCTCTTGGTAATTGGCAATACTGGTCGCTACTTTCAGTAGCTCGCAAAAACCGCTCAGGTGTCGGTTATGTAAATGATAGCGATAACGTGTTTATATAACATTATTCAATTTAAATCATCCTAAATCCAAAAACTAAAAAGGACTGAGCTATCGCGACGCGATAGCGAAAGTCAGGTGATGCGTTAAGCATCACCATTAAAAATATCCCACCGTTAGACAAATGGCTAAATACGAGATGAGTAATAACCTATTTTCTTTCGAAGATGATGTAAAAGAAATCAACCGCAAAGCCTACCGAGTAAATCTCAATGTCCCCGGAAGGGATATAAAAAAGGTCAAAGCGTTGGGTGCTAGGTGGGATAGCGAGAATCGTATCTGGTACGTATTAAAAAAATTCAACGATAACATGTTTCCATTTTCAGCATGGATAACAACTGTTGGAAACCCCCACAGTAAATAATACTGCAGGATTTTAGAAAAACGGAAGACCTGACCGTTTTGTAGTTTCTAAATTTTCGTTGATGAGTTTATTGAGATTTTCTCTCTCAGAGACTGAGAGAAGCATTGCATCATCGTAGCTAAGGCCCCCGCGCATAAACCAGCTTAACTTCATTGCCTCGCTCTTTAAGGCTTTTGCCTCTTTCTCCATTTTGCTGATATAACTGGCAATTCTATCAGCAGGCATGGACAAAAGCCTTAGGCGAAAAAATGGGAATGATCGAAGGTAAGATTAACTGAAAAATCTTTCTCACACTCACTGCATACAACCTTCACAGGTTTAATCTTCGCAGTTTCAGCAAAATCTTCAAGTATTTTTTTCACTTGGTTAGTAACATTCTTGCCACTGTTCTTGTAAAACTCGTTAATAAACACTGGGTTATCTACTTTAACATTGTCTTGGGTTAAGATATATTCTGTAGAGTCAACATACATTTGGTTCGAAAGATCAACAATCGTGTTCAAATGTTGCGAAAACAATGAAGTTCGCTCAGAATCTGCCAACTCTGTATTTTGAATAGTGTTAATTAACTTTTGCTCTTCAAAAGCAACTAAATTTGCTTTATTCATTTGAAAATATTGACGCGGCTTAAACTTGAAAGTTAACCCGTCAATAGTAAAGGATTTATTGAAATCAGGAACAGTAATATTTGCCAACACATTATGCAAGTCAATTCCGTAAGTATTTTCACCTTTACAATGTGGGCATGTAGTTTCAATATCCATGGTATTGGAGTAACTTGCGATTCTGATAGCAATAAGCACAGAATCAACGTCAACACTGGGCATTTTCCATGCATCTTTGATTTCTGGGATGCAAGATTGAATAACTGAAGTTACTCCACTACCATTTAACAGCGCATCGGGGGTGCGTATAATAACTTCATCTCTAGTTGTCATTGAATACACGGGCAACTCTCCAGTTACTGGTAAGTCTAACGCACCTTCTGGCCAAAAAGCACCGTTGCTTGGCAACTTAAAGTGAATAACGGGTTGTCTAAAGTGTTTCGCAAGAGGATTTTGATTTTCAGTCATTTTTTCGCCTATAAATATATGGTATAGTCATATTTAGTGAGTAAAAATATATGGATGAAGAAAAAATTGCAGCGTTAACCGCAGCCATCGAAGCACTGACACTTAAAATGGAAGCTATGGGTGTTGCTAGTGATACGGCGAAAAATATCACTAGTGCTGGCACCAGTTTTGTTAATGCCACACGCAAAGCAGCTAAGGATATTGATAACCTGCGAAAAGCAGGGAAATCTGAAGCCGAGATAGCGAAAAAGTTATCTGAAGAGCTAGCTGCACTTACTGCTGATTATAAAGCCGGCGCAATCACCTTAGAGGAATTTAACAAAAAGGCTGCTGTATTTAAGACAAGTTTGGGCAATCTTTCCGAAGCTCTTGACGAAACAACAAAAAAAGAAATTCAGCGTGACCTAGACGAAGCTGAAGCCGTTAATACTAGACTTGCTGCAAATAAAGTAATGGTGTCGTCTATTAATCAGACGATGAAATCACTAGTTGTAGCAACGTTTACAGCGTCAACATCAATTTTAAAAGCTGTTCAATCTGGCGGCGACGGTATTGCCGTAGCTAACTCAATTTTAAACGCAGAGATAACTGCTGGTCAACAGTCATTTAACGCATTATCGAGTGGAGTTAAAACAACTGCAGACGCATTTTCTAAAATGCCTGGTAAAGTTGGATTACTTGCGACCGGTATTTCGGCTCTTACCTCAGTATTCCAAAATGTAGCTGATGCTACTGTAGCATATGAAAAAGCAAGATTGGACATAATGAATGTTCAAGCCACTAAGGTAATGTCTAGCTTTATGGCTATTTCATCAACTGGTGCAAACTTTGCCGCCGGCATGGATGAACTAAAAGGAATTGTTGCTGAGACTGGGGTGTCAATGGACACTCTATCCAAAATACAAAAAACTAACGCTGAAACTATATCTGGTGCTGGTATAGGGATGCAAGCCGGGTTTAGAAAACTTGCTAAAACTTTTGCTGGTGCTGAGGGAAATCAGCTAAAATCAAGTTTGCTAAATTTAGGATTTAGTATTGAAGAGCAAGGGGAAGTAGTAGCTAAGACAATGGAACAAATGCGTCGCTCTGGTCGCGATATGTCCACTGTATCTCAATCTGACATAGCTAGTAGTACTCGTGACTATGCGGAAAATTTAAGGACAATATCGGCTATTACTGGGCAGGATGCTAAAGCAAAAATGCAGCAAGCAAGGGATGCTGCCACTAATGCTGCGGTTGAAAATAAAATACGCAAGATGACCCGTGACGGCGATGTAAAAGCTCGCGAAAAATTTCAGCGAGATTATGCTATTGCTGCGTCAAAGGGATTAGAAAAAGCGTTTCTTCAACAGTTTGCAACTAGCGATATGAATGGGCGCGGCGGCATTGTAACAGATATAAGCTCTGCCATTGTAATGAATCAAACTGGATCTGAGCAGTCAGTTAAAGATCTAGTTGCAAATACACATAACAAAGATTACGCAGGGTCAAACACTGAAGCAGCTAGATTAAGTGGTAAACTTGGGGGAGAACTTAACAGTGATACTGCGGTGACAAATATGTCCAGTCTAGGCCTTGCTCAAATGCTGGGAACAAATACTGGGGCTGCTGGGGCTGCAAGTGAGTTGTATAGCAATGTGCAAAAAGAATCTCTTAAAGGAGCAACATCTTCTGAGGCGGCAGTTGCAGCGCAGCAAGAAGTAGTTAAGTCGATGCAGACTCTTTCTAAGACTACTCAAGATTTAAATGATATACAGATTAAAGGTGAGCAAGCTAGAGCAAAACTAGAGGGCGATTTATTTGCCAATCTTGAAGAGTACACTGCTAAAATGAAATCGGCGCTAGAAAATGCAGGAATGCTAGCAGATTTAAAACCAGTAGATAAAACATCTATGGTACTGTCTAGTGTAGCAACGGGTATAGGTAGCCTAGTTACTGGGCTATTAGAGTTCAAAGCTGCATCACTTTTACTCGGAACAAGAACCGCATCAGTGACCGGAGTGTTTGGCACCTTAGGCGGAACGCTAACTTCAGCTTCCGTGACAATAGCAGGAGCAGCTAGCTCAGCTGGAGCAGCACTAACAGCAGCAGGTTCCACAATAGTTGGTGCTGCATCAAGTGCTGCTACTACCCTTAGCGGCGCAATGTCTACTGCAGGAACTGCAATCGCCGGAGCGTCAGCAGGAACAGTAGCACTAGCAGCAGTATCAGCCACCGCAGCCGCCGCTGGTTTGCAAGCTGCAAATAGCGTATGGGACGGCGGAGACGGGGCAAACTTTTTAAATGACGCTCTTAATTCAGCGTTACAAAAAGCATTTGATGTAGATAGCCTTGGCATATTCGCATACAATTTGTCTCACACAGACCCACTAAGTAACGCCGAGCAAAAACAAGATACCAAAACACCAACAAATAAAGAATCTGATAAATCAACAGCTAATATCGTCGCTGCAATAGACAAAAATAAACCTATTGACCCAGCCCAATCGACAGCTAATATTGTTGCTGCAATAGACAAAAATAAACCTATTGACCCAGCCCAATCGACAGCTAATATCGTCGCTGCAATAGACAAAAATAAACCTATTGATCCAGCTCAATCGACAGCCAATATTGTTGCTGCGATAGACAAAAATAAACCTATTGACCCAGCTCAATCGACAGCCAATATTGTTGCTGCGATAGACAAAAATAAACCTATTGATCCAGCTCAAT